CCAACTGAAGAACCAACTCACGAAGAAGAAGAAATCGACTTAGATGAAATCTTACGTGAAATGGGATATGGTGATGACGAAGAAAAAGTTGAAGAAGCTGAAGAACCAGCACATGATGAAGAAAAAGAAAAACTTCAAGCTGAGTTAAAAGAAGCAATTTCTACAATCAAATCTTTGAAATCAACTATCAACGAAGTAAATTTGTTAAATGCAAAATTACTTTTCGCAAACAAATTGTTCCGTTCTTACAACTTAACTAACGAACAAAAAGTAAAAGTAGTTGAGAATTTAGACAGAACAACTTCTGTAAGAGAAGTTAAATTGGTTTACGCAACTTTAGCAGAAAGCATGAAGTTCACTGGTACTGAAAGAAAAGTAGCAGCTAAGAAGACAATGACCGAAGGGTTTGCTTCTAAGCCACAAGCTACAACAGCTCCAAAGAAAGAAATCATCGCTGAAAGCTCAAACGAATTAGCTAACCGCTTTAAGCAATTAGCTGGTATCGTAAAATAAACAATCCATAAAAAATAATAAAAAATGGCAAATTTTGATTTAAGTAAACTTATGGAAGGCAGAAACCCACAACAAGTAATGTTGGCTGAAACACGTCAATTGAAAAGCAAGTGGGAAAAAACTGGTCTTCTTGAAGGTTTAAAAGAAAGAGAGCAACACTCTATGGCAGTGTTGTTAGAAAACCAAGCAAAACAATTGCTTGATGAAGCTACTCAAACTGGTACTGGAAACGCTTCTGGTGGAAGTGAAGAGTGGTCAGGAGTTGCATTACCATTGGTAAGAAGAATTTTTGGTGAAATCGCTGCGAAAGAGTTCGTAAGTGTACAACCAATGAACTTACCTTCTGGTCTTGTATTCTTCTTGGATTTTAAATACGGAACATCACAAGCTGGACAACCTGGTTTCAATGGTAAATCATTGTTCGGTGGTAATGGTGGTTCTGCTGCAAACGATGCCGATTTCGGTAGAACTGATGCAGCTGTAAACGGTCTTTATGGTAATGGCCGTTATGGTTTCTCAATCAATGATACTGAAACTTCAGCAGTGACAATCGCTCACACAACTGGTATCGTTTCAGCTTCTTGGTCTGAAATCGGATTTGACGGTGCGCTTTCTGCATCTTGTGCAGCAGGTCAAATCGTTAAATTGACTGTACCAGCAGCATCTTTCACTAGACCTGATGCAAATGGTATTTCTGCATTCGTAGTTTCTGGTTCAGAAGCTTCTAACCCTTATCACAAACCAGCAGCTGGTGAAATCACTAACTTTGGTCAGTTTGCATATGTAAGTGGTACTAATTATATTTTCTTCGTATCTGCTTCTGCTGGTGCAGCAACTACAGGTAACGATAATGTAATTGTAAAATACCATCAACAACCAACTGCAGCTGTAAGAGGTGATTTTGAAGATGAATCTGCAAACGGTACAACTATCACTGCTTTAGATATTCCAGAAATTGATCTTGAATTAAGAAGTGAGGCTATCGTTGCTAAGACTCGTAAGTTGAAAGCAGTATGGACTCCTGAATTAGCGCAAGACTTAAACGCTTACCACTCAATTGATGCAGAAGCTGAATTAACTTCTATGTTATCAGATTATATCTCTTTAGAGATTGATTTGGAAATTTTAGATATGTTAAAGAGCAACGCATTGACTGTTGATTACTGGTCAGCAACAATTGGTGAAGAATACTTGAACAACGGTGCAACTGGTCAAGCTGCATGGGGTTCTTCAGTACCTTCTGGCGCAAATACATACTATACAAAGAATTCTTGGTATCAAACATTAGGCGTAAAAATCAACAAAGTATCTAACAAGATTCATCAGTTGACTTTACGTGGTGGTGCTAACTTCTTGGTTGCATCTCCAGATGTATGTACTATTTTGGAATCAATTCCTGGCTTCACTGTAAACGCTGATAAAGACGCTTTACAATTCGCAGCTGGTGTAACTGCAGTAGGTTCTATGAGTAACAGATACACTGTTTATAAGAATCCTTATATGACTTCTAACGAAATCTTGTTAGGTTTCAGAGGTAATAACTTCTTGGAAACAGGTGCTGTTTACGCTCCATATGTACCATTGATTATGACTCCATTAGTGTATGACCCTCAGAACTTCACACCAAGACGTGGAGTTATGACTCGTTACGCTAAGAAGATGGTTCGTCCTGAATTCTATGGTAAGATTTTGGTTAAAGATTTATCTAGAATCTAATAATTGGAATCTAACGTAATAGTTCAATAATAAAAAGGGGGTGAGAAATCACTCCCTTTTTTATTTTTATCCGTTTCTTTAAATTTTATATTTATAATGGTAAACTCTTTAAATATATGGCAGCTGGTAAATATTCTTTTGTAATTGAGCAAGGAGCAACTACAAATATTCAAATAAATTGGACGGATGTAAGTGGTTCTGCAATAGACCTAACTGGTTATCATAGTAGAATGCAAATTAGACCAGGTGTGGAATCTTCTGATGTATTTCTTTCATTATCATCTTCACTTAAAGCAGATGGTACTGGTATTAATTTAAGTGGTTCAAATGGTATTACACCTTTGGCTAGTGGTTCATTAGCAATTTATATATCCGCTGTATCTTCATCAGTACTAAATTTTGGTGAAGCTTATTATGATTTGGAAATGTGTAAAGGAAATGAAGTTACAAGATTATTAGAAGGAAAAGTAAAACTATCTAAAAACGTAACTAGATAATATGTCAGTAACAGTAACAAATAATCTTACACAGGTAACTATATCAACTGCAGGAGTTTCTGGTAAAAGTGGGACATCTGGCACGTCTGGATTCTCAATTGAATCTGCATCTTTTGCAACAACTGGTTCAAATACATTTATTGGTAATCAAACAATAAGTGGTTCTTTAAACGTAAGCGCTAGTATTATTTTACCAAACCATGTATCTGCTCCATCTTCACCAAACTCTGGAGCACTTTACTTTAATACAACCGATTCTCATTTCTATGGATGGGATGGTGGACAATGGAAACAATTGGATAATTAATCCCAAATAACTAAACTTCCCTTTTCTAATATTTATAGGTAACGTTAAAATAAGTACTTATAATGGCATTAGAAACACTCGTATATCCTGGTTCTTCATCGTTTTTCCCAGGTCAGACACCTTTTGGAATTTATGATACTGATTATGAATTCCAAGAAGATGCTCCAAAAGTGGCACTTTGGTGTGCTAGAAGATTGGGATATCCTATCCAAAATATAGAATTAATAGATGAAAATTTCTATGCATGCTTTGAGGAATCAATTTCCGAATATGGCGCACAGGTAAATCAATTTAATATTCGTAATAATTTAGATACATTACGTGGTAAATCAAAAGCAAATTCACTTACAAGTAAATTAGTACAAGGTTCAAACCTTCCAACACTTATTTCAATTTCTGATGCATATGGTACATTAGTTGGTGTTGGTGGAAATACCGATATCAAAAAAGGATATGTTGAATTGGTTCCTGGTAAACAAGAATATGATTTGGATACATTATGGTCAGCTGTTTCTGAAAGTGGAAAACGAATAGAAATTGTAAAAGTATTCCACGAACCAGTACCTGCAATCAATAGATTCTTTGACCCATATTCAGTAAGTGGACAGGGTACATTAAACCTTATTGACGAATTTGGATTTGGTTCATATTCTCCAGCGGCACAATTTATATTGATGCCAATATTTGAAGATATGTTAAGAATTCAGGCAATTGAATTTAATGACCAATTCAGAAAATCGGCATTTACTTTCAATATTGTAAATGGTAAAATAAGAGTATTTCCAAAACCAACCTCTCAACAGGTAAATTTATACGGAAGATTATATTTTGATTATTTTGTAAAAGATGATTTTACTGAAAATTCAACATCAATAACATCAAATGTTATTTCGGATTATTCGGATATTCCATATGATTTTATGGAATACAATGGTATTAATGATGTGGGTAAACAATGGATTAGAAAATATACATTGGCTTTAGTAAAAGAACTATTGGGTGCTGTGAGAGAAAAATATTCTCAAATTCCAATTCCTGGTTCCGAAATTAGTTTGGATGGAGCCGCGTTGAGAGCAGAAGCAACAACGGAAAAAGAAAACTTAATGACACAATTGAGAGAAACTTTAGCAGAATTAGAGAGAACAAAGCAATTTGAAAATAGAAATACTGAAGCTACGGCTCATCAAGAAATGTTACGAAAAGTTCCTCTTCCAATTTATATAGGTTAATATTATGGCACGTTTTGCACTAACAAGAGATATAAAATTTTTTGAAGGTATATCTAGAGAATTAGTTGATGCAGTAGTAGAAACTACTGTAGTTTTATATAAATTAATTATAGAAAACAGTACAACCAATTTATATGGAGAATCTTTGAATAAAACATTTTATCAAGGTGTTGAATGTAGTGCTATAATTCAAAGAGAAGATACTACATCAAATTATGAAGGATTTGGTTCTGATGTTTCTCAAAATGTTGAATTTCGCTTTAATAGATTTACTTTAAAAGAAAAAGATTTTTATCCTGAAATTGGTGATATTATTTACCATAATGACGGGTATTTTGAAATTGATAATGTTAGAGAAGACCAATTAGTTGGTGGTAGAGTTGGTGAAGATGAAAGATTTTCAATTGTTTGTTCTACGTTTATGACTAGAAGAAGCGCAATACAAACTGAAATGAGAACAATATAATGGATAATAAAGAAAAAAATAGAGCAAAACAATTACCAATAGAAAAAAAATATATCAAAGGAGTTTCTCTAATTGATGTTGACTCTACTATTGCCGATTATATGTCATCTGTAATTATACCTGATTTAGATGAAAATGGTAACACACTTAAAGTACCTTTAATTTATGGAAATGCAGAGAGATGGAACAACGCAAGAAAAGATGGATATTTAAGAGACCAAAGAGGTAGAATACAAATACCTTTAGTAATGTTTAAAAGAAACTCTATTGATAGAAATACAAACTTACAACATTTTAGAGAACAACTCACTATTCCTGCAGTTAAAAAATATACTCAAAAAAATAGATATGAAAGATTTACTTTACAAAATAATGCAGGACCAGCATATGAAAGTTATAGTGTTCATGTTCCAGCTTATGTAACAATCACATATGAAGTAATGATATGGACTTCTTTTACGGAACATATGAATAAAATAGTTGAAGCATTTCAATACGCAACTGATAGATATTGGGGCAAAGAAGATGGTAGAAGATTTGTCACAAGAATTAATGGGTTTGAAAATCAACAAGAGGTGGGGCAAGGTTCTGAAAGAATTATTCGTACAACCTTTACTATGGTAGTAAATGCTTATTTAATACCAGAAAGATATAATGAAAAACCTACTGTAAAAAAACAAATGACTCCAAAAAGAGTACAATTTAGCGTTGAAACCGATTTGACAGGAGATGCATTTACAAACAATTCCTTATACAATGAATATGCACAAGTAATTGATTTTATTGGTTTAAAAAGTGTACAAACTGCTGTTTTTGTAAATAGTAATACAATAAAATTAACAAATGTTAGACAACCCATTTTACCAAATGAACTAATTGGAGTATTTGATACAAAAAATTGGTTTAGAGTTTATATTAATGGAGATTTTATTTCACCAGGTAACTATAACAATAGTGGTGTGTTTGTACCAAATTATTCTTATACATTTAATAACGCAACAAATGAAATTACTTTTGTATTCACAGGCTTATCTTTTGCATTAGATGCAAACGATGAAATAGAAATCACAGGTAAATTTGAACAATTAGCATAATATGAATATTAGACAACTTAAAAATATAATGAAAGAAGTAAATGAACCAAATGAATTTATTTTGGTACCTGACGATTTGCAACATCCTTTATACTGGATTTATAAAGTAAAATCAGTTAGAGTAAAAACTTTATTTCCTTTATTGGAAGGGTTGAGAAAACCAGATGCTAGATTTGATGTTTTTATAAATGGTTTATATATTTCTTATAATGACTATATATACGAAAATAAAAATGAATATTTTTACATAAAATTTAAAAGAAGTAATTTTCCAGAATATGATAGGTTTGGAAATATTTATGCTTTAGAAGATTCAGATGAAATTAAAATAAATGGTGATTTAGAACTTTATAATAATGAGTAGAAAACTTCCAAATATTAATATTGATACCACTCAAAGGCTAAGAGATAGATTAGGCTTTAGAGAATTTGTACTTCAGGTAAACAAAGAAACGTTTACTTTTAACTATGTACCAGATTTGATGGAAGTAGAAAATGATATATATTTTAAATTAACACTTACTAATAAAAGATTTGTAATTGATATTTTAGAAGTTGATAATATAAAAGATTACATTGATATCTATTTATATGGTGTAAAACAACCTCAAAATCGTTATGGAATTGAGATTGTTGGTAATAATATAATTGTTACGTTTGTTGCGGATATTACCAGATTACCAAAAGAGGTAAAGGCAGCAGATTTTGAAATAAAAGGGAAAATAGTAGAAATTGTATAATGGCTAGACTGATACCTCGTAAACAAATTGAAGAACAACAAAATATAACCGGGTCTTTAACGGTTGCGGAAAACTTGTTTTTAGGAAATGATGCGATTATTTCTGGCTCACTTTTTGTATCAAAAAGTTTCTTTATGGGAAACGATACCGGTTCAAAAAATGAGATTACAGGTTCAGTATTTTTAACTGGTTCGTTGATAATTGATGGTGTTCTAAAAACGGGAGCACCTAATACTGTTTTATCAATTACATCATCAAACACAATATTAGCAGAAGATACACAAAGATATTCTGGTATTTTGGCAAAAGATTTTGGTGCTAACGTACCTACACTATATGTTTCTTCTACCGATGGTGATGATACAAATGATGGTAGAACTATTCAATTTCCACTTCGTACAATTAAAAGAGCTGCATCATTAGCAGCACCTGGATACGATGGACGTTATGGTTTTGATACGGGTTCTATTCAAAATGGATATGTAATTAAAGTTCAGGCTGGTACATATTTGGAAGATAACCCTGTTATACTTCCTAAAAATACAACTATTTGGGGTGCAGGTTTGCGTATTACAAAAATCAACGCTAAAAACCCTACTGAAGACTTATTCTATGTAAACTCTGGTTGTTATATCGCAGAGGTTACTATGGGAGGATTGAGATTATTTCCTGACCAAATAAATCCTGAAAAAGGATTTGCTGTAGCGTTCCAACCTGGTGCATTTATCACAACTTCACCATACGTTCAGAACTGTTCACAAATTTCTAACCAAGAGAATTCATTTACGGAGCTTTATGAAGAAATTCCTCCTGGCGGTGGTGGATTGTATGTTAATGGTGATGTAATCAATCCTGATTCACCACTCGCTTCAATGGTATTAGATGCCTATACACAAATTTCTCCAAACGGAGTTGGTTGTTTGGTAAATGGTAGAGGATTCATTCAGCTCGTATCTTTCTTTAATAACTTCTCATATTATGCAATTAGAGTAAACAATGGTGGACATGCTACCCTAAACAACTCAAACATTTCGTTTGGTTTGTATGGTATGTATGCTAGTGGTTCTCGTTTTATTAGTGGTAGTGGTGGAAATATTGATGCTAGAGATAGAGTAAGAGCAAGTTGGAGTGTAGTTGTTGATGTATTGAATAGAGGGTTAGATGCATTGCCTGAAGTAACAACATTAAATACAGCGGAAGGTATCCGTTTATCATCTCCTTCTCAATTTCCACAATACACTACTTCATCTGGAGTAGAATTATCTTCAACCGCTGCGGATGAAATTTCAGCGGATTTTAAATTAGTAAGTGAAATAGTAGATAGTGGTACTTCAAATTATCCTACGTTATTAGCAAGAAGTTCAAATAAAGGATTTAGTTCAGAATCACCTTATAATATTTTAGGAGCAACACAAATTACAGGCTCTTATTCTGGTTCGGCTACTCCACTATCTGCATCTCAAGGAGATTTAAATCAAATTAGCTCTTCGTTTGGTGTATTATTAGGTATTTTTTCAAATGGTACTGGTTCCTATGATTTTAAATCATCAACATCGGCAAGTATTAGAAGAACATCAATAATACCATCACCTGCTTCTCCGGCATTACCAAATGATGTAACCGCTAGTATAAGTTCATCTTTTGAAACCGTAATAGATATTATAAAAAATGGATTAAGTGTTGTACCAAAATTAACTTCTTCATTAAGTGCAAGTTTTTATATTGGTGGATTAGAACCAGTTCAAAGTGGTATCTCATCTTCAGTAGAAACAATTAATAAAGTAAGTGCAAGTTTTAGTATAATTTATAACATATTATCAAATGGTACTGGTAGTAATATTTTACCAATTCCAAATAACCATAGAAGAAATTATACAATTACAAATGTAAACAGTTCATCTTATAATTGGGATGGTGTTGGTAATAATCCTACAATAACTTTATTTAGAGGTGAAACTTATAAATTTTATGTAAGTGCATCGGAAGGACAAGGTGGAATTGATTATCCATTCTTTATAAGAACACAACCAGTTGAAACTATTGCAAACACTTTTGATTATAATAAAGGCGTAATAAATAATGGTGATAGTGTTGGTAATATTACGTTCACTGTACCATATGATGCACCAAATACATTATATTATACATCACAAATTAATAATACATTAAGTGGTAGATTCTTTATAATAAATAATTCAGAAACTCCAAGAGAATTAATTGCAAATACACTAACATATCCAGCAACTATAAGTGGAAGTGTGGCTAGTGAAGACACTGATATAATTAACGCATTTGAAATTCTTACCGGAAGTAAAGCATTTATTCAAGAAGAAGTAATACAGTATATTTCATCTTCTTGGAGTGGTGTAGATGGATTCTATTACAATGAGGCAACCTGCCGTAGAGATGTTGGTTTCTTGATTGATGCTGTTGCGCAAGACCTATTATTGGGTGGTAATGATAAAAGTATTACTGCAGGTAGATTCTATTACGAATATCCATCTAGTGCAATTACATCACAAAAAGACCCAACCAAAACAGCAGTAAAATACGCAGCTAGATTAGCAATTGAACTTATCAAAAATAAAACATTTAGGGATATTGATTTAGATGCATATACACAAAAAAGAAAAACTGCATGGCAAGTAATCAATAACAATAAATCATTTATACAAAATGAAACTATTGCATTTTTATCTTCTTCTTGGTCTAATTTTTATTATAATGAAGCAAAGTGTAAACGAGATGTTGGTTATATTCTAGATGCTGTAGCAACTGATACTCTATATGGAGGTAATGAAAGAAGTATTGAAGCGGGTGAATTTTATTATTTATATCCTTCATTAGCGATTGTTGAGGGAGATGGTGATGGTAATGGACAATTGGGACAAACTTTAGATGGTATTCGCTTTGCAGCAGGTTTAGTAAATAATTTAGTTGCAGGAAAAACATTTAGTTTACCAACTACATCTTCACAAGCTGCATACTCTTTAATAAGAAGTAATAAGAGTTTAATACAAAATGAAGTAATTGAATTTGTAAATGTTGCTTTTCCACAATTATCATATAACCAAGAAAAGTGTAGACGTGATGTTGGATACATATTAGATAATGTTTCAACTGACTTGTTGTATGGTGGAAATGAGAGAAGTGTAATAGCAGGTAAATATTATTATGAATACCCATCTATTGCTACAACAACTCAAAGAAGAGAAACAATTGGTGCAATTAAATACGCAAAAATTATTACTGATTATATTGTAAGTAATATTATTTTAGATACACCAAGAATTGTAAATAATGATGAGAGAAATTTTAAAGTTACAAATAATACAAATGTAACATCATCAAATAGTGGTACGCAAACTCAACAAAATTCTATTAGTAGTTCTTTTGCAATTATTGAAGGAATTATTAAAAGAGGTATATCCGCTGTACCTTCAATATTGGCACAAAATACGGGTTTAAATTGGGGTAAAGATAATCCTCTTAATGTAACATCTGGTTCACAGGTTACATCATCATTTGTATCTCCATCCGAAGTTAATAAAATTGGAAGTGGATATGATATTGTAAATACAATTATTGCAGGTGGTATTGCAGCTGAACCAGCAATCACATACTCACAGGCAAATGCGATAAAAGTAACTTCATTAGCACAATATAGTGGTTCAAATGCCGCAAGTGGTGCGTTAAGTAGTTCATTGTCCGCATCTATATCATTGATAGGTACAATAATTACAAATGGTACTGGTTCAATTCCACTTTATACATCAAGTGTAGCGGCAAACATTAAAGTAACTGCTACATCGTTAGAAACTTTGGCAATACCAGCAACAACTGCAGAATCACAAAGTATTAGTTCATCAATGAAACTTATTACCGATGTATTAGTAAGTGGTAAATCGGTAATACCTGTATTAACTTCTTCTTTATCTCAAAATATTAAAGTAAGTGCAACTGAACAATACGTTTCTTCATCTTATAGTGGAAGCTTGGAAGATGTTGCATTTATTTCATCTTCAATTTCAATTGTAACTAAAATTATTGAAAGAGGTGAGAGTGCAGGTGTATTTGGTAAGCAACCATATACGGCTCCATTATCATCATCTAATGCAAGAGCTGCTTATGAAATAATTAAACAAAATATTGATTTCATACAAGACGAAACAATAGCATATTTAAGTTCTTCTTGGAGTACATTTGAGTATGATGAAGCTAAATGCCGTAGAGATGTTGGATTAATTATAAGTGGTGCCGCTGAAGATTTAATTTTTAACGTAAATTCATCATCAGTAGTAAATGGACAATTCTATTATGAATATCCATCGCAGGCTACTGGTTCTCAATTGGCACAAACTTTAGATGGTATTAACTACGCAAGTAGATTAGCACAAAAATTAATTCAAAATATAGAATTACAACAATTTACTGGAAGTAGAGCAAGTGCTTCATTCTTGATATTGAATAACAAAGATTTTATAGCAGATGAAACCATAGCATATATGAGTTCATCTTGGGGAAGTTTTGATTACAATGAAACAACTTGTAGAAGGGATATTGGATATATTTTAGATGCAATCAGAACTGATATTATCTATGGCGGTAATGAAAGAACTAGAATAGCAGCGGATTACTATTTTACATATCCATCGGCAGCAACTGGTTCACAATTAATTCAAACAACTGATGCTATCAACTACGCAAGTAGATTAGCACAAAAGATTGTTGTTGGAGAAACATTCACACAAGCTTCACTTAATTCAATAAACGCAAGTGAGTTAATAAGAAGAAACAAAGAACTTATTGCGGCAGAAGTTGTAGAATATGTTTCATCTTCTTGGAGTGGAGTTTATTATAATGAGGCTAAGTGTAAAAGAGATGTGGGATATATTTTAGATGCAGTAAGAACTGATTTGGTATATGGTGGAAATGAAAGAAGTATTGTTGCTGGTGATTTTTATTATAGATATCCATCTGCAGCAACGGTGGGTGGAGAACCTTCCGTATCTCAGCAATTAGACCCAACTATAACAGGTGTTTATTACGCAAATCAATTAGTACAAAATATTATTAAGAATGTTAGTTTAACTAATCCATCTGAAGCTGTATTAGCCGCAAGAAAATTAGTAAAAGATAATAGAACATTCTTACAACAAAATACTATTGAGTATGTGAACGATACATATCCAACATTAAATTATATACAATCTAAATGCTTTAGAGATGTTGGATTTATAACTGATAATGTTTTAACTGATTTAGTATATGGTGGAAATGAGAGAGCAATTACTGCAGGAAGATTCTATTTCTTATACCCATCACAAGCAACGGATGCACAAGTAACCGAAACAACCGATGCAGTAAGATTTACGAGAGATTTGGCAAAGTTGGTTGCGATTGGTGGTAAGGCAATAGAAGATAGTTTTGATAATGTAGCAAAAATTATTGAAAGTGGTAGTTCTGCGTTTCCAACTTTAGTTTCAAATACTGAAAATGGTATTAAAAAGACTAGTGAAGTACAAACAATTACTTCAAGTATTGTAAATCAAACCGATAAAAACATTGTATCTCAATCATTTGGAAATGTAATTAATATTATAGATAAAGGTATTTCTGCAATACCAACAATTACATCTTCTTCAATAAAGGGTGTTATACGTTTAACTAATAATCAATTTAGTTCATCGGTACAACCACTTCCATCTGATTCTGCAAAAGTAACTACTGGTTTTAATATAGTATTGGATATTATAGCAAATGGTACTGGTTCAATTCCAAATTTGGTAAATAATGCAAGTGGATTAATTAAAAATACAAACTATCCTCAATTTATTTCAACCGCATCTATATCTAATACATTTATTACTGGCTCAAACAATAGTTTTGATATTGTTTTAGATATTGTGAAAGAAGGAACTGGCTCATTACCAACATTGGTAAAGAATGTAAACGCATTGTTGAGAATAACAAATGAAACTCAATATTCATCATCAGTTGCAGTATCTAAATCATTAGCTAATAATATAACTTCTAGTTTTAATAGAGTAATTAATATATTAGAAAATGGTACAGGCTCTTTACCAACACTTGTTCTAAATACTGTAAATAATATTAAAGTTACATCAACACCACAATACATTTCTGCATCATCTGCAACACAAACCGAAGTAAATGCAATATCGGCATCTATTTCAATAGTAACAAATATTATATCAAATGGTACTGGTTCATTTATAGCAAATTTACCTACATCATCATATACTTCATCGGTATCTTCATCGGCTGTATTAGCAGCATACGGAATATTAAAACAAAATATACCATTCATACAAAATGAAGTTATTGCTTATTTGAGTTCATCTTGGTCAACTGCATCTTATGATGAAGAAAAATGCCGTAGAGATGTTGGATTAATTATTAGTGGCGCAGCTGAAGACCTTATTTGGAATAGTAACTCCGCATCAGTAGTAAACGGTAAATTTTATTACGATTACCCATCTCAAGCACAAGGTTCACAATTAAATCAAACTTTAGATGGAGTATTCTATGCAAGTAGATTAGCACAAAAACTAATTGTAAATACGGTATTATCATATCCAAATTCACAATCATTAGTTGCACATGATATTTTAGTAAACAACAAAAGATTTATTCAAGAAGAAACAATTGCATATTTATCTTCTTCTTGGGCATCTCATTCTTATGACCAAAATACTTGTAAGAGAGATGTTGGTTATATAATTGACGCAGTGGCAACTGATGTTAAGTGGGGTGGCAACGAAAGAACAATTAAAGCAGGAGTTTATTATTACCTTTATCCATCAGAAGCAACAGGCTCACAAATACAAGAAACTGTTACTGGTATTGGATATGCAAGAGATTTGGCAGATAAACTATTAAGAGGTAATACATTTAGTAAAGTATCTCAAAATAGATTGCAGGCAAGAGAGTTGATTTACAATAATAAAGGATTTATTGCCGATGAAGTTATCGCATATGTTTCTGCAAGTTGGAGTACTGCATCATATAACGAACAAACATGTAAAAGAGATGTTGGTTATATTTTAGATGCAGTTGCAACTGATTTAGTTTATGGTGGTAATGAAAGAAGTATAGAGGCAGGGGAGTTTTATTATAGATACCCATCTCAAGCAACAACATCTCAATTAGGACCAACATTAAGTGGTATTAAGCACGCTAAGCATATGGTGGAGCAAATACTTAATAATAGAGTATTTGTAACAGCTTCACTTTCAGTTCAAACTACATATAATTTAGTAAAAGAAAATAAAGATTTAGTACAAACTGAAACTATTGGATTCCTTAATTCTGCATGGAGTTTTTTCCAATATGACCAAATTAAATGTAGAAGGGATGTTGGTTACATAATTGACGCTGTGGCAACTGATATACTTTATGGTGGAAATGAGAGAAGTAGAGAAGCTGGTGAATACTATTATTTATATCCATCTCTTGCAATAGTAGAAGGTGATGGTAATGATGAAGGACAATTAGACCAAACATTGGATGGTATTAAACACGCTAAAGGTTTAGTTGAAAAGGTAGCAAAAAATATAACATTATTACAACCTACTAATTCAGAACTTACTGCATGGAATTTGTTAAGACAAAATAAACAATTAATTCAAAAAGAAACTATTGCATTTTTGAGTTCATCTTGGACTAATGTTGGTGGTTTTACATTTAACGAATTAAGTTGTAGTAGAGATGTTGCGTATATTATTGATAATGTAGCAACTGACCTATTATATGGTGGTAACGAAAGAAGTTCTAAAGCAGGTGAATACTATTATTTATATCCTTCTGCAGCAGTATATACTTCATCAATTTCTCCAACAACGAATGCACAAAAAGGACCTACTATTGATGGTATTCAATTTGCAGCGGGTATTTCACAAAAAGTAATATCTTCACAATTATTGACTTCACCAACTGAATTTGTTTCATCTTCGTATAATCTTCTTAAAAATAATAGAACATTTATACAAAACGAAACTATTCAATTTATTGATGCTTTCTATCCATATTTGAGATATAATAGAGAAAAATGTAGAAGGGATGTTGGGTATATCGTTGATAACGTAGCAACTGACCTTTGGTATGGTGGTAATCAGAGAAGTATTATTGCTGGTGATTACTATTATAGATATCCATCTAAAGCAACTAAAGTTGACCAGGTAGTTGAAACTGTAGCGGGTGTTGAATATGCAAAATCACTTTCTAAAAAGATAGTTCAAAATTTACAATTATCTTCACCTACTTTAGTTTCAAATACTAATGCAAATATTAGAGTAAGTCATATAACTCCAATTACATCATCAATATCTGCCACAACAGTAGAAATTAATAAAGTGAGTTCATCATTTGCATTAGTTACTGAAATTATTGCAGGTGGATTGAATGTAGTACCACCACTTGTAACAAACTCAAGTTCTTCTATTAAAGTATCAAATGAATCTCAAATTACTTCATCTGTATCAGCAAGTTCAATTGAAGTTGGTATAACAACGGCATCATTTGGATTAATAAGAGATATTATTTATTGGGGTTCTGCGTCTGTGCCTGATAGTTTGGCAAATAATTACAATTATGGATTCCAATTAAGTACACCAACTTTATTGCATATTTCATCAATAACACAAAGTTTAGGAAGTGGAACGTATAACACCCAAACTGCAAGTATTAGTAGTTCATTTGGAAACGTAATTAATATTATAAACAATGGAACTGGTTCTATACCAACATTGGTTTCAAATACTTCTTCTTCAATAAAAACAACAACCGCAACCGCAATTTCAATTACGGGTAGTGGTTCTGAAATAAATAGAATTGGTAACTTGTTTGGTATTGTATTGAATATAGTAAATACCGGAACATCGGTAATTCCAACATTAATACCAAATACATCTGCAAGTATTAAAGTTACAGCAACACCGCAAATAATAAGTGGAAGTAGTGCAGATAGATTACAAGCTAAACTTATTTCTTCATCATTCTCTTTAGTAATTGATACATTATTAAATGATGGTACGAGTTCAGTTGTTTATGAGGCACCTGCTATTACTCCAAATACTAATGCAAAAATCAATAATGCGTATAATTTATTATTAGATAATAAACAAATGATTATAGATGAAACAATTGCATTTATGAGTTCATCTTGGTCAACATTTGTATATAATGAGGCAAGTTGTAGTAGAGATGTAGGGTTAATTATAAGTGGTGCAGCATTTGATTTATTATATGGTGGAAACTCCGCATCTTTCGTAAATGGAAGATTCTATTTTGACTATCCTTCTCAAGCTACTGGTTCTCAATTAGACCAGACTGTAACTGCATTAAAGTTTGCAGGTGGAATGGCTGAAAAAGTAGTTAGAAATACTGTATTAACACATTTTTCTTCATCATTTGTTTCTTCTTCTTGGGCATCATTAAGAACAAACAAACAATTTATAGTATCAGAATCTATTGCGTATTTAAGTTCATCTTGGCAAGGATTTGTGTATTCTCAATCTAAATGTGAAAGAGATTTAGGTTACATTATAGATGCGGTTGCAACCGATATTTTATATGGTGGTAATGAGAGAAGTATTATTGCAGGTAGATATTATTATGATTACCCATCCGAAGCAACTGATGAACAATTAGAACCAACATTAACCGGCGTTAGACATGCTAGGGGATTAGCGATGAATATTGTGAGTGGTTCAACATTTGTATCACCATCTGCTAACAACCAAACCGCATATAATCTAATTAAAAATAACAAAACTTTCATTCAGGAAGAAACCGTAGCGTTTGTAAACGCTAAATGGCCTGAGTTGGATTATATTGAATCTAAATGCCGTAGAGATGTTGGATATATTGTAGATGCAGTAGCAACTGACCTATTATACGGTGGTAATGAAAGAAGTAATAAAGCTGGAGAGTTCTATTACTTATATCCTTCATTGGCAACCGAATCAGAGCAGGTAGTTGAAACAACAACTGCAATTGATTATGCTAGAAGATTAACTGAGCAAATCATTAATAGTAACTTAATAGCAGAACCACAAATTATATTGAATACTGCGAATAATATTAAAGTTACTGGAACAACACAATACTCAGCTTCATACTCAGCATCCGCATATGAAGTGAATAGAGTAAGTTCATCATTTGCAGTAGTAACAAATATTGTAGAAGTTGGTACGGGTTCAATTCCATCATTAATTTCAAATACATCTGAAAGTATTAAGTTTACAAATGCAAATCAGTATATAACTGCATCATCTAATTATGGAACAACTTATGAGGCTTCTTTAATTTCAGCATCAATTTCAATAGTAACAAATATTGTGGCAATTGGAACTGCTTCATTACCAACTCCTGTAGTTTACACAACTCCATCAACTGCATCTAATGTTTATTACGCATATAACTTATTAAAAGAAAACATAGGATTCATTCAAAATGAAACTATCGCGTATATTAGTTCTTCTTGGAGTACTGCATCTTACGATGAAACTAAATGTAAGAGAGATGTTGGATTGATTATTAGTGGTGCAGCTGAAGATATGTTGTTTGGTGTAGATTCTGCATCAATTGTAAATGGTAAGTTCTATTTTGAATCAGCATCACAAGCAACTGATTCTCAATTGAACTACACATTGGATGGATTATTCTACGCAAGTAAATTAGCACAAAAAGTACTTCAAAATATTGAGTACCAAACAGCTTCAATTGAAAGAACAACTGCATGGACATTGCTAAATCAAAATAAACCATTTATTCAGAATGAAACAATAGCGTATATTAGTTCATCTTGGGTGACTGGTTCTAATTCTGATGTAGCATTTACATATAACGAAGATAAGTGTAAGAGAGATATTTCTCACATTATAGACGCTGTTGCAACCGATGTTTATTATGGTGGTAATGAAAGAATAAGAACTGCGGGATTATATTATTACTTATATCCATCAGCGGCAACTGGTTCTCAATTAGATGAAACATTGGATGCTATGAGATATGCAGGGCAATTGGCACAAAAAGTAATTGTAAATACTCAATTCTTTACCGCTTCAATCTACGCATCAGCATCTCACGCGTTAATGAAACAAAATAAGGCATTCATACAAGAAGAAACTATTGCTTATGTAAGTTCTTCTTGGGTTGGTTTACAATATACCGAATCTAAATGTAGAAGGGATGTTGGACACCTAATAGATGCCGTATCAACTGATATTCTTTATGGTGGTAATGAGAGAAGTGCTAAAGCAGGATTGTATTATTTCTTATATCCTTCATTGGCTACTGGTTCTCAATTAGAATCTACTGTAAATGCAATTGATTACGCGGGTGGAATAGCTAAGAACATTATTCAAAATAAAGTATTTGTTACCGCATCGCAAGTAGTATCTGCTTCAGTAGCATTGTTAAGAAGTAATAGAGAGTTTATACAAGAAGAAACATTACATTACTTAACATCAAGTTGGGCTAACTTTAATTATGATAAAGCTAAGTGTAGACGAGATGTTGGATATATTATTGATGGTGTAGCAACTGACCTATTGTATGGTGGTAATGAAAGAACTGTGATGAGTGGAGAATTCTATTTCAAATATCCATCTAAAGCAACTTTATTGGGCGATGGAGATGGTGATGGGCAATTAAAACAAACCAATGATGGTATAAACTACGCAAGTAGAATAGCACAAAAGGTAATACAAAACGTTGAGTTTAATACAGCATCTTTGGCAGTATCTTCTTCAGTTTACTTATTAAGAGAAAACAAAAACTTTATTGCGGCGGAAGCTATTGCATATGTTTCATCTTCTTGGAGTGGTGTTAAATATAACGAAGCAAGTTGTAGTAGAGATGTTAAGTATTTGATTGATGCAGCAACAACTGACCTTCTTTATGGTGGACAAGAAAGAAGTGTAATAGCGGGAACATACTATTATTTATTCCCATCAAGGGCAACTAACGCAGGTGTACCTTCTGAACAAAACCAATTGGACCCAACAATTACTGGTGTAAGATATGCGGGAAGATTGGCAAGTAAATCAGTAACAAATCCAACTTATGTAGATGTGTGGGTTGCTTCTGGTTCATTAATGAGAACGGCTCAACTATTAACATTCAATAAACCATTAATTCAAAAAGAAACAATTACTTTCTTGAGTTCTTCTTGGAGTACATTAAAATATAACGAAGTAAGTTGTTCTCGTGATTTAGGATTTATTATAGACGCTATCAGAACTGACTTGGTATATGGTGGTAATGAAAGAAGTATTGAGGCAGGTTCTTATTATTATAGAATACCTTCAGTAGCAATCGCAGAATCATATACTGATAATGGTGAAGTTGGACAAAAGAAACAAACTGTAGATGGTATTAACTTTGCAAGAGGTATAGCTGAAAAATTAGTTAGAAACACTCAATTAACTTATTTAGCACCTTCTACAAAGAGAAGACAAGCAGCAGCAAGATTAGTAGCGGCTAAAGATGAATTGAAACAAAGAGCAATCGGATATACAAATGGAGCATTCCCATATTTAGTATATAATGAAGCTAGTTGTTCAAGAGATACTGGATTGATTGTTGATGCATGTGCAACTGATTTGTTGTATGGTGGCAATGAAAGAGCAATTGCAGCAGCATCTTCTTACTATACAGGACAATATGGAAGTGCACAAGCGGTAATTTCTTCTCAAAAATTAGAGACTCTTGAAACAAATAGATATTTAAGAACGAGAGCTGAGTTTATCGCAGCTGGAGCACCATTGGAATCATTTGGTTCTCTAATTGTGGCAACTGGTATTGACTACTCCTATAATGGTAGTGGTGTGACATTTAAAGCACTCCCTCCAAACCAAGGTGGTAGTGGTGTTGCAAATCCGGCTTTTGAAATTACCGAATTGGGTGGGGGTAGAATCTTCTTCACATCCGGTAACCAAGATGGTGACTTTAGAATCGGTACTGGTTTAAGTATTAACCAGGCAACTGGTACTCTTGTGGGTAGAACGTTTAGTAAATCTCTATTCTCATTGGTAACTCCGTTCTCATTGGCACTTCAAATATAAAAGGAAAATAAAAAGAAATGGCAAATGTATTTGTACCGTTAAACCGATTTCAGTCAGTAGTAACATCTCTGACTGGTGAGCAGGATGAAGTTTATGTTACGCCGGTAGGTGTTTCATCAATTGTTCTTTCTGCACAAATTACAAACAATAGTTTTGTTACACAGCCTGTAACTATATTAGTAACATCTAATAGAGAAATTCCATTACCATCTTTTGAAGGTGTTTATAGTGGTAGTTCTTTTATAAGCGCATCTGTTGGTGGGTTTGTAACATTAGATAATTTTAGTGGAAGTTTTGATAGTGCATCGGCACTTCTGGCTCTTAATAGACAATTTTTAAGAAAAGAAGTGGCTGCATATTCATCATTTCAAAATAATCTTTCTGAAACTCCTTTTGTATTTACTTCTTCAAGATTTGAAAATTACGCTTTAGATTTAGCAGACGCAATTTCTTATGATTTAGATAATAATCTAAAAATTAGAACTGATAAAGCTGCAAAATCATATTTTACAAAAAACGGTATTAATATTATAAAAACAAATTTTCCTGAGGAATATTCATCATCGTTAGACGCTTTAGAATATTTTAATTATTTAAGTCAACAAGTAATAAAAAATCAATCAGTAACAGCATCTCAATTTGTTAGTAGATTGTATCAAAACACAGTAACTCAATCTTTTAATTCTTTTAGTCCTACAACTTTACAATTTAGTAGTTCTGCTTATGTTATAAATGGATTAGTAAATACTGTAATAAACACAATTGAAAATCCAACTTTAATAGCACAAAATCCTATTCAGTTGGTTACAAACGTAACAATTCCGGCAGCGGATTCACTTTCACCTGTTGTAGCAGGTAAATTAGTATTAGAGGAAGGATATGGCTTTATTGTTTCTGGCTCGCCAGATTTATCAGTAATTCTTTCACTTCTTGAATCTGCAAATGAATAACGATATAAATTATCTATTAATATTTATAGGTGATTTTTTAGATATTTATAACAAAGCTGGTAAGTACGAATGGCAATAAGTAATCTTTTAACGGGTAGGGTAAGGGTAGTTTCACCCAAAAATGTAACACCGGATAGGTATCAATTTATAGATTTATCTCAAGTTGAACCAAATTTAGGTGTTCCAAACTTTTCTGCTTCACTTTCTGGCTCCCCTGCGATAGTAGTTTCGGATGACCAGGGTAATAGAGGATTTGTAAGGAGTTTAGATTTAGATAGAGTAACTGGACAATTTACAGGTTCTTTTACTGGTAGTGCTACATCATTAAGTGGTAGTTTTACGGGTTCTTTTTCCGGCTCTTTTTCCGGTTCGTTTAGTGGTGATGGTAGTGGATTAAGAAATCTACCTGATGCAACTTTTATAGCAAGTGGTTCGGCAACTGCCTCTTTTATTAATAATGATTTATTAGTCAATACAAATACTAGGATACAAGGTGATTTATATGTAGATGATACAATATACGCTGAGCAGATTTTAGTATCTTATATTTCTTCTTCAATAATTTACTCATCAGGTTCAAATGTATTTGGTGATGAGGAAACTGATATACAACAATTTACAGGTTCGGTAGAAGTAAGAGATAGATTAAATGCATATGTGATTTCTGGTTCAACTATATCAGGTAATCTTACGGGTTCATTTATAGGAAGTGCAAGCGCTTTTGGTACTTTCACAGGTTCTGCGGAATTGACAGGTTCTTTTAGCGGTTCATTTACTGGTTCATTTTTTGGTGATGGTAGAAATTTAATAAATCTGCCTGAAGCTACTAAATTGGCAACAGGTTCTATAACCGCATCTGTAACACCTGAATTTGGATTTAGAGTAGAATCAATAGAGAGTGGTTCAGAATTTACTGGTAGTGTTGATATATCTGGTAGTTTATTTATAAATCCATTTAGTGGCTCTATACAATTAAGGTCAGGTTCAGTATATTATGGTGAAGGTAAATATTTGAGAGAAATACCTCGTTCGGCACTTACTGAAGATGCTTTAATTAGTACCGAAATCAAATCCGGTTCAGTAACTGCTTCAGTAGCACCAAATTTTGGATTTCAAGTAATTTCAGTAGATAGTGGTTCTCGTATTACAGGTAGTGTGTTTATTACCGGAAGTATGATTATTACTGCTACAAGCGGTGCACTTATTTTGGGTTCATCATCTGCATATTTTGGTGAAGGTACTTATTTAAGAAATATTCCAAGAAATGCACTTACCGAAGATGCATTAATATCAGTAGAAATTAAAAGTGGTAGCGTAACTGCATCAGTTTCTCCTGATAGGGGGTTTGTAGTAACATCACCTTTTAGTGGTTCAAAATTTACTGGTTCTTTATTTGTAACCGGTGGTATTGTTCAATTAGCAGATGGTTCTTTTTATTCTGGTAGTGGTGAGGGATTATTTAATATTCCATTATCCGCTTTAGCAGAAGAAGTTGTAGCAGCAACAAGAATTCAGACTGGTTCGGTGACCGCATCAGTTTCTTTGGATAAAGGATTTCAGGTAATATCAGAAGCAAGTGGTTCTCAATTTACCGGTAGTTTAAAAATAAGTGGTAGTAGAGTAGAATTATATTCTGGTTCTTATTCTGGTAGCGGTAGATTCCTTTTTGATATTCCAAAAACGGCAATATCTGATTTAGATACATCAAAAATATTTAGTGGTTCATATACCGCATCAATTACACCAGATTACGGATTTACTGTAAATACTCGTTCAACAATTAGTGGTAGTTTTGTAGTATCATCTTCAGCAGAACCGCTAGCAACCTCATCAATACCAAATTATTTTTATGTAACTTCAGCTGGTTCATCTGCATATGTATTTGATGGTGCAGCAAGTGGACAAAACCCAGCATTGACTTTAGTAAGAGGGGTAACTTACCGCTTTGAAGTAAATGCAAACGGGCATCCTTTCTTTATAAAAACAACTGCCACAACTGGTACAGCAGCACAATATAATACTGGAGTTGTAAATAACGGTGAAGATAGTGGTTCAGTATATTTCACACCTCCTTCGGGTTCACCTGATACTTTATTTTATCAGTGTCAATTCCACTCTGCGATGGGTGCATCAATGAGTATAGTTGATAACTTATATCTTCAAGATAGAATTTTATTTGAAGGCAATACTGCTATAAGTGGTGGATTGTATGTAAGAGATTATGTAAGAGCAAGGGAATTTACAGGCTCTTTTAGTGGTTCATTCTTTCAAGGAGATGGTAGTGGATTATTTAATATTCCACGTTCTGCATTTACCGGTGATGCATTTAGAATAGCATCAGGTTCAATTACCGCATCAACAACACCTGATTTTGGATTCAAAGTTGAAACCGATAGAACGGGCTCAGCGTATGGTTCTCAATTTACAGGTTCTGTTGATATAAGTGGTAGTTTGAGAGCTTTTATAGTCAGTGCTTCTTTAGTATCTGGTTCTTTTGTAGGAGATGGTAGTGGATTGAGAAATGTTCCATCGGAAGTATCAAACAGAATTTCAAGTGGTAGTGTAACCGCATCAGTAAATCCTGATAGTGTTGGTTTTAAAGTTGAATCTGCTGAATTTGGTTCTAGATTCACTGGTTCGTTGTTTATTACTGGTGGTGGTGTATTTTTGGAGACGGGTTCTTCATTTAGTGGTAGTGGTAGATTTCTTTACGATATTCCACGTTCTGCTTTATCTTTTGATATTTCGTTAATTGCTAGTGGTAGTGTAACCGCATCGGTAGCACCTAATTTTGGATTTAGAGTAGAATCAATAACAAGTGGTTCAAGATTTAGTGGAAGTTTATTCATAAGTGGAGGTGGTGTATTCTTATCATCCGGTTCATCATATTCTGGTAGCGGTAGAAATTTATTTGATATACCTCGTTCCGCAATATCTGATTTAGATACTTCTAAAATCTTTAGTGGTAGCGTTACCGCTTCAGTAGCACCTAATTTTGGATTTGTAGTAAATTCAGTAGCAAGTGGTTCTGCATTTAGTGGTAGTTTAAGTGTAAGTGGCAGTGCAAGATTTAGAATGGGAGTTTCCGCATCGGTATTTAGTGGTAGTGGTGCTGGATTGACAGATATTCCGTTTTCAGCACTTTCGCAAGAATTATTTAGAATTGCAAGTGGTAGTGTTACTGCCTCTGCATTACCTGATAGAGGATTTATCGTTGAATCGTCAGATTTGGGTTCTAGAATAACGGGTAGTGTTGCTATAACTGGAAGTTTAAGAGTAACAACAACATCGGGCTCATTAATTTTAGATTCATCATCTGCATATTTTGGTGAAGGTACTTATTTAAGAAATATTCCAAGAAATGCATTAAGTGAAGATGCATTGATATCAACTGAAATCAAATCTGGTTCAGTAACGGCATCAGTTTCACCTAATTTTGGATTTGTAGTTAAATCTGCCGCAAGTGGTTCATTCTTTACTGGTAGTGTAAGAGTAAGTGGAAGTCTTTATGTAGAAAGTGGTTCTTTCTTTGTTGGGGATGGTTCTAAATTAACAAATATTACATTAGCCAATTTAGCAATTGATTCTACAAAAATATTTAGTGGAAGTGTAACAGCATCAATAGCACCTGATAGAGGATTTGAGGTTAATACATATTCCACAATTAGTGGTAGTTTTATAGTTTCATCATCGGCAAGAGAAGTACTAACTTCATCTTTATTTCCTGTTTATAATGTAACTAATAATGGAAGTGGTGAGTATGTGTTTAGTGGTTCAATACAAGGTTCAAATCCAACACTTACTTTAGTAAGAGGTGTCACTCATACTTTTAACATAAATGCAAGTGGACACCCATTCTTAATTAAGACAACACAAACAACAGGTACTGCAAATCAATATAATAGTGGAGTATCTAACAATGGTACTGATAATGGAACAATAACATTTACTCCACCATCTGGTTCTCCAAATGTTTTGTATTATAACTGTCAATTGCATTCATCTATGGCAGGTACAATGAATATTGTAGATTCAATTGTAATACCTGCGGAAATTAAATTTATTGGTGCAACTAAAATAGAAGGTACATTAACCGCTTCAATGTATAGTGGTAGTGGTAGAGGATTATTTGATATACCTCGTTCAGCATTATCAGAAGAAGTATTCCGTATAGCGAGTGGAAGCGTAACCGCTTCAGTAGCACCTGATTATGGATTTAAAGTAGAATCCGTAGATAGTGGTTCACAATTTACCGGTAGCTTATTGATTACTGGTAGTATGATAATAAATGCAACTTCTGGAGCATTATTGCTTGAATCATCTTCTAATTTCTTTGGAGAGGGTGCATATTTAAGAAACATACCTCGTTCAGCACTTACTGAAGATGCATTAATATCTGCTGAAATTAAATCTGGATCCGTAACAGCATCGGTATCTCCTGATTTTGGATTCGTTGTACTAACTCCATTTACATCATCATTTGGTGAAGATGGTTCGTTTACGGCATCTATTGCATCTCAATTTACAGGTTCTGTTTCAGTAAGTGGTAGTTTATTTATATCAGATATAAGTGGCGGATTATTTATTGATTCTAGTTCATTCATATACGCTGAAGGTACTTATTTAAGACGTATTCCAAAATCAGCATTAACAGAAGATGCACTTATTAGTACTGAAATCAAATCAGGTTCAGTAACTGCATCGGTTACTCCTGATGAAGGATTTAGAGTAATAACTCCATTCACACAATCGCAAGTTGGTTCTCAATTCACTGGTTCTATTGAAGTTAGTGGAAGTATAAGAGCAACTGAATTCTTATTTGGTGACGGTAGATATATTACAAATGTACAAGCGGCAGCAGCACCATTAATTGCTAGTGGTAGTGCAACTGCATCCGTTCAAAGTGGTGATACATTTATTATTACAACTGCAGCAACTGGTAGTGGTTTGGATGTACAATATGGTTCTAGATTCACTGGTTCTATTGATGTAAGTGGAAGTGTTAAAGCACAATATCTTGTTGGTGATGGTTCTTATATTACTAATGTACAAGCGGCAGCTGCACCATTCATTGGTAGTGGTTCGGCAACAGCATCAGTTCAAAGTGGAGATACATTTATTGTAACAACCGGAGCAACTGGTTCACAAATTGGAACTAGAATTACTGGTTCTGTAGATGTTAGTGGTAGTATTACAGCGTTTGCATTTGTTGGAGATGGTTCTCAATTAACAAACGTAGTTGCGGCAGCATCTCCTTTGATTGCTAGTGGTAGTGCAACCGCATCGGTAGCAAGTGGTGATAGATTTCAAGTCATAACTTCACCTCAATCTGGCTCATTTAAAGCAGAAATTACAGCCTCATTGGCGGTTAGTGGTGCAATTACAGCATCAATATATTTTGGTGATGGTGGCGGATTATTTAATATCCCACCTGATGCGATTGAAAACTTGGAGTTATTTAAAATTAACTCTGGCTCAGGCGTTGCTATTATTGACCCAAATATATTAAATGTAAACGTACCAATTACTGCTGCAAGATATGACGGAGATGGTAGTGGATTATTTAATATCCCACCGGAAGCATTAGATGATTTAAAGATTGATAGAATTCAGTCTGGTTCAGTTGAAGCAGTAATATCACCAAATAAAGGATTGCAAATTGGAACTAGAACATTCGTATCTGGTAACTTAAGTGTAACCGGTGCATTGTTCGTTACAGGTGGAAACATTGTAGCAAACTCTGGTTCTGTTTTCTTTGGTGATGGTAGTGGATTGACAAATATCAATATTGCTAACTTATCGTTTGAAACATTTATATTAAAGAGTGGTTCAGCAACGGCATCAATTTCACCTGATAAAGGATTTGTAGTTAATACATCTTCATTTGTTTGGGGTGATTCTTATGTTGATGGTAGATTGAGAGCAAATGAAATTACGGCAAGTCATTATTTATTTTCTCCATTAGTTAGTGGTTCATTCTTGGGTACATACAATTTCCAAGGAGTAGGACCAACTGCATCTGCTGAATATGATATTTTAAGATTTGACGAAGCGAGAGGATATTTTGTACCACAACCTGAAACTTCATTAACTGAAACTGTATCTTTTAATAATGTAAGTACTTTAACAATTGTACATAATTTGGGTATTAGATATCCAGTTGTACAAGTTTACGCAACAGGTTCGGAAGACCAAATTATACCTGGTACTGTAAAATCAATTGATGATGATACTATTCAATTAATATTTGCTGGATTAACCTCTGGACACGTTGTAATTGGTAGTGGTGGTTCATTGATTAATGGTACGATACCTGGTGATAGAGTGTTTGGTACTGTACTTTCTGCATCATACGCTGTTAAAGCAGGATTTGCTGATGCGGTAACTGGATTTGATTCAGCATCACTTTCGGCTTTATCTGCATCATTAGCAAATGCAAATGAATATGTAAGAAATAACCAAACATCTTCAATGGCGGTATTTAGTGCAGTAAGTTCATCTTACGCATTAACCGCATCTTACGCATTAAATGCTGGACAAGGTGGAGGAACTGATTTATTTATTTTCCATACCGGTTCATTAACAAAATCTCAAGTTGCTAAAATTAACTTTAGTGGTTCGGGTGTTGATGTAATTGCATCTGGCTCGGATGGTGTATTAGTAACTATAAATGGTGGATTAGCACAAACATCATTGACAGCATCCTATGTACTTTCATCTGATGTTGATGGTCCATTGGGAATGGATAGTATAACTTTTGCAAGAACTGCATCTTATGCAATGTTTGCATTAAATACCCCATCATCCGATACATCATCATTCTTAAACATCAATACAAACCAAACAATAAATGCATCACTTACAATTAGTGGAAGTTTAGGTGTAAGTGGAAGTGTATTTTTTAGTAGTAGTGTAGCATTACAAAGTTTACCATCTGGTTCTTCAAATGAGGTGGTAATTTGGGACCCAATAACAAAAAGATTAGCATATAGAAACGTAGCAGCAGCGGTAGGTTCTTCTGGTACAGGTGGTACTTCTGGTTTTGATGGTTCATCTGGTTCATCGGGAACTTCTGGTACTTCTGGCTCAACTGGCTCTGCAGGTAGTTCGGGTTCTAGTGGCACATCTGGTACCGATGGTTCATCAGGTTCTTCTGGTAGTTCTGGTTCATCTGGTACTGCTGGAACTTCCGGAAGCTCTGGCTCTAGCGGAAGTTCAGGAAGTTCCGGCTCATCTGGTACTTCCGGCTCATCAGGTTCTAGCGGCAGCTCTGGTACAAGCGGAAGCTCTGGTACAACAGGTTCATCTGGTAGTTCTGGTACATCTGGAAGTAGTGGCACTGCAGGTACAAGTGGAAGCTCCGGCACATCTGGTAGTTCTGGAAGTTCGGGCACATCCGGCACATCTGGCACAAGTGGCACATCGGGTTCTTCTGGCACAAGTGGCACCTCAGGAAGTTCTGGTACATCTGGAAGTTCTGGTACAACTGGTTCAGATGGTACATCGGGAACATCAGGTAGTGGAGGCACATCTGGTTCTTCTGGTACAAGTGGCACATCAGGAAGTTCTGGTACATCTGGCACCTCAGGAAGTTCGGGTAGTTCTGGTACATCTGCAACATCAGGTAGTGGAGGTACTTCTGGTTCAGGAGGTACTGCAGGCACATCAGGTACAACTGGTACCGGAGGCTCATCTGGCACCTCAGGAAGTTCTGGTACATCAGGAAGTTCTGGTTCATCTGCAACTGCAGGTACGGGTGGTACATCTGGTACAAGCGGCACAAGTGGTAGTTCTGGTAGTGGAGGCTCATCGGGAACATCTGGTTCAGATGGTACATCTGGTACTTCGGGAACTTCAGGTAGTAGTGGTGAAGCGGGCACATCAGGTACTTCAGGTAGTGGAGGCACATCGGGCACATCCGGTACAAGTGGCACCTCAGGAAGTTCCGGCTCATCTGGTACTACGGGTTCAGCAGGTACTTCAGGAAGTTCAGGAACAAGCGGAGTAGATGGCACATCGGGAACATCTGGTAGTTCGGGTAGTTCTGGCTCAAGTGGAAGTTCTGGTACCACAGGTTCATCAGGTTCATCTGGTAGTTCTGGAAGTTCAGGAACATCTGGTAGTAGTGGTACTAGTGGCAGCTCAGGCACAACGGGTTCATCTGGTACAACAGGTTCTTCGGGTACATCTGGAAGCTCTGGTACTGCAGGTTCTTCAGGTGTTGATGGCACATCCGGTACATCGGGTACATCTGGCACATCTGGTTCATCAGGAAGTTCAGGAAGTTCGGGTAGTTCTGGTACAAGCGGAAGTGATGGTTCATCTGGTACTGATGGTAGTAGCGGTTCAGCGGGCAGCTCAGGTTCATCAGGAAGTTCAGGAAGTTCGGGTACATCAGGTTCATCGGGTAGTTCTGGTTCCTCTGGAACTGCAGGTTCTTCGGGTACTGATGGTAGTTCCGGCTCGGGAGGAAGTTCTGGCACCGCAGGTAGCAGTGGCACAACGGGTTCATCCGGTACAACTGGCTCTGATGGCACAAGTGGAATTGATGGTACAAGTGGAAGCTCAGGTAGTTCGGGTTCATCGGGTTCATCATCAACATCAGGTTCATCTGGTACAACCGGGTCTTCTGGTACAACCGGCTCTGAAGGTACTTCGGGCACCTCTGGCAGTGATGGTAGTAGCGGTACTGATGGCTCATCTGGTTCAGCAGGTTCATCGGGTAGTGCAGGTTCATCTGGTAGTTCAGGAACAACGGGCTCATCTGGTACAACTGGTTCTGATGGTACGAGTGGTATAGATGGAAGTAGTGGCACATCCGGCTCATCTGGTACCGATGGTAGTAGTGGAAGTGGAGGCACATCCGGTACATCTGGTAGTTCTGGCTCATCCGGTTCTTCTGGTTTGAATGGAACGTTCTTTGGTTCATCAGGTACATCGGGAAGTTCGGGTAGTTCTGGTTCATCTGGTAGTGGAGGAAGCTCTGGTAGTAGCGGCTCGGATGGTACAACTGGCTCAGCAGGTACATCTGGTTTAGATGGTACATATTTTGGAAGTTCGGGTACATCGGGTACAAACGGTACCACTGGTACTGCAGGTTCATCTGGATTAGATGGAACTTCAGGCTCTAGCGGGCTCTCTGGTACTGATGGCACTTCGGGTAGTGGAGGTACATCTGGTTTAGATGGAACTTATTTTGGTTCATCTGGTACCACAGGTACATCGGGCACCGGAGGGACAAGTGGCGTAGACGGTACATCGGGTATAAGTGGAAGTTCGGGTTCTTCAGGTAGTTCTGGTCTAAATGGTACATTCTTTGGTAGTAGTGGTTCATCGGGTTCTTCTGGTTCTTCAGGCGAATCGGGTACATCTGGTAGTGGAGGTACAACTGGCTCAGCTGGTTCATCAGGTTCTTCTGGTAGTTCAGGATTAAATGGTACATTCTTTGGTTCATCTGGTACCGCAGGAAGTTCGGGTAGTACAGGTACCGCAGGTTCATCTGGATTGGACGGAACCGGTGGAACATCTGGTACTTCAGGTAGTTCAGGTAGCAGTGGATTAAATGGTACATTCTTTGGAAGTAGTGGAACATCGGGTAGTTCAGGCTCAACTGGCACCGCAGGTAGTTCTGGAGTAAGTGGTACTGATGGAACATCTGGTAGTTCGGGTTCCTCTGGTCTAAATGGTACATTCTTTGGAAGTAGTGGAACTGCAGGAAGCTCTGGTTCAAATGGCACTTCGGGTGTAAATGGAACAAATGGTTCAGCTGGAAGCTCTGGTAGTACAGGTACCGATGGTACATCTGGCACTTCTGGTAGTTCTGGTCTAAATGGTACATTCTTTGGAAGTAGTGGAACTTCTGGTACATCTGGAGCACAAGGTTCGCAAGGAGACGCAGGTACATCAGGTACTTCAGGAACAACTCCTCCAGGCTTTACTTCTGGTACATCTGGTACTGATGGATTTAGTGGAACATCGGGTTCTTCGGGCACATCAACACCAGGAATTTCATCTGGTACATCGGGTAGTGCTGGTGTAAGTGGAACGTCTGGTACTTCAGCATTAGGAGTAACATCGGGGACAAACGGTAGTTCTGGTGTAAATGGTACAAATGGTACTTCTGGATTCGCATCATTTAGTGGTACGCTTGATAATGGTGTATTAACATTAGAAGGAACACCTCCGAATGTAAGAGTTGAAGATAATATGACATTCAATGGTAGTACATTGGCTATTACCGGAAATGTGACAGTAACAACTTCAATTGCTGCAAGTACTTTCATATCAGCAACAACATTTAGAGAAACTTATGCAGACCAAGGAACTGGTGGAAGTGTAACAATTGACCTTTCAACCGGTAATAACTTTAGAAGACAATTTAATGGAGCCGCAACAATAGCATTTAGTAATCCACCTGCTTCAAACGCGTTTGGATTTACTTTAACAACAGTAAATGCGGGAGCATTTGCTATAACATGGCCAGCAAGTGTTGATTGGCCAGGTGGTACAGCACCTGTATTAACATCAGCCGGTACGGATGTATTAACATTCTTTACATTTAATGGTGGTACAACATATTACGGATTTGTAGTAGGAAAAAATATTAGTTAATAATTAGAGTTATGAGTATAGCAAGAAAATTAATACCAACGGGAGAAGAAACGTTTCCTTTTAAATTTCAAGTAACAACAACAGCGGCAAACACCGTTTTTACTTGTCCATTATCTGATTTTGGAGGTCTTTCTCCAAATCTTAATATAGATTGGGGAGATGGTTCTAATTCTGGTTTAATAACTTCTTCTTCTTCGGTAGCAAGAATTCATACTTATGTTTCTGCTGGAACATATACAATTACAATTAGCGGATTAATGCCTGGCTTTACAGTAAATAATTCGGCATCAATTAGAAATTTAATAACAGCGATTGTTCAATGGGGTAGTGTTGGTTCTAGAACTATAAATTTTTATGGATGTGTAAATATTACATCTATACCTTCAAGTGCAAGTATGAGTGCAGTTGGTGGCTACGATGGCTTAAATGAAATGCGTTCATTTGCAAATTTTATGAGAGCCACACGTATAACAACGATACCTTCGGATATATTTGCATTCTCTCCTTTAGCAACAACATTTTCGGATACGTTTTCATCCATACCAACGTTATCAACAGTGCCTTCGGGATTATTTGATGCAAATACAAGTGCAACTATATTTTCTTCTTGCTTTTTTGCGTGTACCGGTTTAACATCAGTACCATCAACATTATTTGACCAAAACACATTAGCAACAAACTTTTCGGGTACATTTAGAAACTGTTTATCATTAACAAACGTTTTACAATTTACCTTTAATACTTCTGTAACAATTTTTAATAGTTGTTACAATATGAGTACAACTACAAATTCTTTAACAGGTACAGCACCAGAACTTTGGAATAGAGTACCAACACCATCGGGAGTTGATTGTTTTAATAACTGCACAGGTTTATCTAATTTTGCTTCAATTCCATTAAACTTTAAGTAATTATGTATTTAAGAATTGTAAATAATGAAACAACATATCCTTACTCTTTAAAACAATTAAGAGAAGATAATCCGCGAATCAGTTTCCCATCAGAGATGACGGAATCGGTAATGAATGAATATAATATATTTGAAGTAAGACAAACCCCAAAACCAAATGATTATACAAAAAATATTACCGAAGGAACACCAATATTAGTAGATGGTGTTTATTATCAAAATTGGGTTCAAACCAACGCCTCGCAAAGTGAGATAGATAATAGAATAGAAATTAAGTGGGAAGAAATTAGACAAATTAGAAACGAATTATTAATAGAATGTGATTGGACACAATTAGCTGATATTCCAAATGAAACTAAAACAATTTGGCAATCGTATAGACAACAGTTAAGAGATGTGACAACACAAACAACCCCTTTTAATATAGTATGGCCGGTAAAACCTTAATTGGGATTGTTTTATATTTATACCTATAAGTTTAATAATTAAGGTAAAATGGTAATTCACAGCCCCATATTTTCAGGTTCAATCATTCAAGATAGAAATAACGCATATGCGGATTTGAGTGGTTCGTTTACTGGTTCGGTGACGGGTTCTTTTAAAGGTACTATTGATGTACAACAAGCATCATTTGATAATCTTGTTGTAAATAATAGTTTATCAGTTAGTGGTTCAATTAGAATGACAGGTTCTATGAATTTAACTGCTGGAGGATATTTAGTAGATGGAGTAAATGTTTTAGATTCAGCAATTGCATTTGCAATAGCTTTAGGATAAAATTAGAATAAATGGCAAACGCTTTTAAAAATAGTATTACAGGTTCAATTGGAACAACAGGTGTGACAGTTTATACAACACCTGCAAACACATCAACAACCGTAATTGGAGTTGGTGTAGCAAATGTAAATTCTCAAAATATTTCTGTTAGTGTGATGGTAAGAGATAGTTCTTCCAATAAAACAGCGTATTTAGTAAAGGATTCATTAATTTTACCTGGTAGTTCTAACGTATTAGTTGGTGGTGAACAAAAATTAGTATTGGAGACTGGAGATTTTCTTTCAGTAACATCATCATTAGCTAGTTCAGCGGATGTAATTGTTTCGGTATTGGAGATAACATAAAAGTTGTAATGAATGGAGTATTTAGGTAAAAGTCCTAATGGTTTAAATCAATTAAGTTCATCCTTAATTGGATTATTTGTAAGTGGAAGTAAAATTGCTGACTTTTCATCTGCATCGGTGAGTATAGTTGGTAGTTTTAGTGCTTCTGGTGTACAAACAAATTTAATTGTATCACAATCTAATTCTCCGATACAAATTTTAGGTAATGTACAAATTACCGGTTCTTTAAATATTTCATCATCAATATCGGCTTCTTTATTTAGAGGCGATGGTGGTGGATTATTTAATATTAATGCATCTGCAATTGGGGATTTGAATCAACTAAAGTCTGGTTCAGCAATTGCAAATATTTCACCAAATAAAGGTTTGATTGTAAACACTGGTGTTTCTATTGATAATTTTTTAATAGTAAGTGGAAGTGCAACAATTGGTAGTAATGCAACAATTGCAAATAATTTAGTAGTTGGTGGAAAAATTACTACAACCGAATTACATACAACATTCATATCATCATCAATTATCTATGCAAGTGGTTCAAATAAATTTGGTGATGCAACATCAGATAGACAAGAAATTACAGGTTCACTTTCAGTAAGTGGCTCAATAGGAGTTACTGGTGATACAATACCTACTGATAATACAACGAATGAAGTTTTAGTTGTAAACTTAACAACAGGCAGAGTAGGTAGAAGATTTGCAGCAGCAACATCTGGTACATCTGGTACTTCTGGCACATCAGGTAGTGGAGGCTCATCAGGTTCTTCTGGTTCAAGCGGCAGCTCTGGTACATCAGGTAGTGGTGGTAGTTCAGGTAGTTCTGGTAGTGGTGGTACAAGTGGCACATCTGGTAGCTCGGGTTCTTCAGGAACTTCGGGTAGTGGTGGTACATCTGGTACATCTGGTAGTGGTGGTAGTTCAGGTAGTTCTGGATCCGGAGGTACATCAGGTACTTCTGGTAGTGGAGGAACTTCTGGTTCCGGTGGTACTTCTGGTTCAGGAGGCACATCTGGTTCCGGTGGTACATCGGGTAGCGGAGGAACTTCTGGTTCTTCAGGTAGTTCGGGTTCATCAGGAAGTTCTGGTAGTTCGGGTTCATCTGGTACAACCGGTTCATCTGGTACAACCGGCTCGGCAGGTACAACGGGTACTGCAGGTAGTGGTGGTTCTTCGGGAAGCACAGGTTCTTCTGGTACAACGGGTTCATCCGGTATTTCTGGCTCATCAGGTAGTTCTGGTACAAATGGTTCATCTGGTACCGGAGGTAGTGCTGGTACAGCAGGTAGTGGAGGTACATCTGGCATTTCAGGCGCAGGTGGTAGTGCAGGTACATCCGGTTCTTCGGGTTCTTCATCAACATCAGGAACATCAGGCAGTTCAGGTAGTTCTGGCACATCCGGTTCAACGGGTTCTTCTGGTATTACAGGAGCAGGTGGTAGTGCAGGTTCTTCAGGTAGTGGAGGTACATCAGGTACATCTGGTAGTTCTGGCACATCTGGTAGTGGAGGCACTGCGGGTACATCCGGCTCAGCAGGTTCATCGGGTTTAAGTGGTAGTTCTGGTTCTGGTGGTAGTTCGGGTACATCTGGAAGTGGAGGCACTTCAGGTACAACCGGCTCATCTGGTACAACAGGTACTTCTGGAAGTGCCGGCACATCTGGTACATCTGGTTCAGCAGGAACTGCTGGTAGTGGTGGTACAAGTGGACAAAGTGGTGGTATCAAGTATGATTTTAGTACAATAATAACTGATACTGATCCTGGTAATGGTAAGGTTCAGTATAATAATGCAACAATCGGTTCAGTAACATTTATCTATATTGATATTTTAGACCAAAATGGCAATAACCAATTAGCATGGCTTAATACATGGGATGATAGTACAACATTAGGAGCTAGAGGATATGTAGTATTATCTTCAAGAGATAGTGGTACTGTTAATAATATATTTTTAGTTAATGGCGCGGTAACAAACGCATCAGGCTATTTTAAAATTCCTGTTTCTTATGTAAGTGGTACACTTCCTTCAAATAACGCACAATTGGTTCTTGATTTTGTAAGAACAGGAGATAGTGGTACTTCGGGTACATCTGGTTCAGCAGGTTCTTCGGGAAGTTCTGGTTCAGCAGGAACAAGTGGCTCTGCTGGCTCATCTGGTAGTGGAGGTACATCTGGTTCTGCTGGAACTGCAGGTAGTGGAGGTTCTTCTGGTACATCGGGTAGCGGTGGTTCATCTGGAACTGCAGGTAGTGGAGGTTCATCTGGTACTGCTGGTAGCGGAGGCACATCCGGTAGTGCAGGAAGTGGTGGTACTGCCGGCACATCGGGTAGCGGTGGTTCATCTGGAACTGCAGGTAGTGGTGGTTCATCTGGTACAAGAGGCACCGCAGGAAGTGGTGGTACATCTGGTACTTCTGGTAGTGGTGGCACATCGGGTACATCGGGTAGTGGTGGAACTGCAGGAACTTCAGGTAGTGGTGGTTCATCTGGTTTATTAGCATTAACTGGTACAACTGATAATGGTGTAATCACATTAAATGGAAGTGCACCAAATGGTACTGTTGAAAGTAATTTAACTTTTGATGGTACATTATTGACAGTGACTGGTAATGCAACAATTACTGGTAACTTAACTGTAAGTGGTACAACAACTACAATTAATACCGAAACAATAAATCTTGCTGATAATATTATAACGTTAAACTCAAACTTTACTTCAGGTGCACCAACTGAAAATGCTGGTATTGAAGTAAGGAGAGGTTCTTCAGCAACTGTTTCGTTTTATTGGGATGAATCAAATGATAGATGGACAGCGGATAATACTTTATATGTAAATGGTAATGTGGTTCTTACAGGTACTATTGATACCGGTCAAGGAGCTACAGAGGTTTACTTAATGAACCAAAATCTGCGTACTACTGATAATGTAACTTTTAATCAAGTAACAGCAAATACTTTTGTTGGTAGTTTATCTGGAAATGCAACAACTGCAACAACTGCAACATTTATAAATGTACAAGATACAAGAGCAACAGCTAGTACACCACAAACACAAAACGCAAATCAGGGCGTTAGATTTGATTTCAAACAAAATTCTACAAATGGATTAAATGATGGTGGTACTTACAATGGCGTAATGTACTTTAGAAAATATGGTTCAACTACTGATTGGAGTGGCGGCGGAGCAAATGAATTAGGATTTACGGATAATGGTAATATGTGGTTGAGATATGGTTCAAGTACATCTTGGGGTGCGTGGAAACGTATAATGGATACAACATCGTATCCTTATGCAGCAAATATGAATCAGGATGTAAGAACAACTGACTCACCAACATTTGCTAACGCAACAATTGCTGGACATTATTATACATCAAACAATGGTTCTAATATTGCAATCAGAAGTCAGAATAATAACTCTGATGTAGGATTATTATTACAAAATAGTGGTGGTAGTTATAAAGTACAAATTTACGGTACTGGTGCTAACTACGGATTTTTAAATGGAGCTTGGGCAAGTTGGGATATTAGAAAGGAAGTAAATGGTAATATGTTCCTTAATAATCAAAGTACATATTACTTAAATGGTAGTGAAATATTCTATAATAGAGTTTATGGTGTAACCGATATGCGTTCACCAATTTATTATGATTATAATGATACATACTATTATTTAGACCCAGCAGGCTCTTCAAGACTTAATACTGTATATCCACAAAATTTAGGTGGTGCAACACTAAACGTAAGAAGTACGGATGTTGGTGTAAATGGTAGTGGTATATATGAAGCAATTACATTCATTGATGGCACAGTTGTTCAAGCGCACGTTTCTACCGGTAATGGTAACCCTTCAGGTTGTTATCAATGGTACACTACCGAATGGGTAGAAGTTAATGCTGAAAAAGATTATGAATTCATCGTATGGGTAAGAAGTACAGGTAATGATAACCTTTATGTTGGATGGAATGAGCAAAGGACTGATGGTACGGGTATAAGTTCAAATCCGTATTTCCATACATCACCATTAAATACTGGTGGTACATGGGTTAAATTAGTTCATAAATTTAGAAGCTGGAGAACTCCATCACCTCAAGGAAATACGGAAGGGGTAGATAGATACGCATCAACATCATCAAATGTAATTGATAATACAAACTCAAATGCAGATGGTGTAATGCACTCATCAACTCGTAGAGTACAAATGAGATTTGGTACTTGTTATGGTGGTGTGAACGGAAGTAAAACATATTTTTATGCACCAAGAATTAGAGAGGCAACTCATGAAGAATTTAAACAATCAGTAACAATTCCTTATTGGAATGGTAGTTCATATGGTGGTAGATTAAGATTTGGATATAATGATTGGGGATATACTGGAATAGGAATGTATGGAGCTGCTGGAGAATTCCGCATGAGTTCGGACAGTGGTGATTTGAACGTAAGAGTTGATGGTTGGGGTATATACAACAACTATCTTCAAACATATATTTTCTATGATTTAGCAAACTCAGCATATCGTATAGATGGTGATGGACAATCAAGACTACAACAATTAGCTGTTGGTTCTTCAGGAGCAGCATGGGATGTTTCTGGTATAAATGTAAATGGTGATATGGGTATCACCGGTGCTAATTTTATTTACTTTGGACATAGTAATGGTTCATTAGGAAGTTGGCAGACGAGAACATATGCGAGTGGTGGAAGACAAATATGGAACTTAAACGGATTTGAATTTAACAGAACTGGATATGGTGGAAACTTAGTCCTATATTCTGATTCATCTGAAAGAGTTGGTATATCAACATCGGATTTTTCATACACCGCATCAGACAACTCAGCAACTGTTGGTAGTATAACTAATAATAGATTATTCATAAATGGTTCAGTACAATTGTTAGGTAATAACGATGCAATTGTATTTGGTAGAGGTACATCAACCTTCCTTAAAGATGAGGAGCTTAGATTTGGTTGGGGTGGCGGATGGTATATGCAAGATAGTACTTGGATTCGTTCTAGTGGTGGTAGAAATGTTTATGTTGATTCGTATATAAGAGCACAGGGTTCGTTTAGAGTTGGTTCTGAATATTCAATTTGGGGAACTTACGGAACATATAGTGCGTATCTAACTAGAATGGCATACATTTCATTTGACTGGAACGCTAGTTATGATTTATATTATTATCATGGTATTGCATCTACTGATTTAAATGGTTCGTTTAGTGATTCAATAAGTATAAACTCATTTAATGATATTATTTTAAGGGTTGACTCAAATGATAATAACAACAACTCTTATGTAAGATTTATGGATAATACCTCTGGTAATAACCAATTTGCTTACATAGGTAGAGAAAGTGGTAGTCCTATTGCATACTTTGGTGGTTCGGTTTATGGAACTATATTCTATGATGCAAATGATAGTGGTTATTATATAGACCCTAATTCAACTTCCCAATCCGCAGGAAGAATGCGTGGTGGTATTTTGTTTGGCCCAAATCCAACTTGGGGAGCGTATCTTTATGTTGGTACTGATGGTAGACAAGGGTTAGTTGATAGTGGTACTCCTTCGGTAGCATCTACAAATGGTAACTTACATTTGGATGCTGGTAGTGGGTATCAATTGTACCTTAACTATTATGATGGTAACGTAATTTATTTTGGTGGTGGTGCATATAATAACTGGGGAGAATTTAGTAGTGGTATTTTCTACGCATACAATCAGATGCGTTCACCAATTTTCTACGATTATAATAACACTGGATACTATGTAGACCCTAATGGAAACTCAAATATATATTCATTAACATCTGGATACTTTTATGTGAATGGATATGGATATGATACATCAAACTCTGACCAATGGCCTTACATTTATTGGTTAAGAGCTGGTAGTTGGGATGAAGGTTTGATTAAACACTCAACATCAAGAGGGTATTGGGGTAGAGAAGGTTTTGGTATTCATATGAGTTCATCAAAATCATTCAGTATCTTAACTTCTGGATGGACAGGTGTAGCACAATTCCATCCTGATGGACATCTTTGGGTAAGAGACCAAATGAGAGCGGGTATTTACTATGATGCAAATGATACTACATATTACGTCAACCCAGCAGGTGATTCTAGATTTAGCGGTATCTATTTAAGTGGTATTTCATCATCTTCAAATGGTATATATTTTTATGGTGTTGTAGGTGATAATCCTGGTTCTTATAACCACACTGCTCTTATTGAAAGAATTTGGAGAAACGGTGATGAATCAGAATTACTTTTATTTAAGGGAAATGATCCTGATACTTCAACTATACATGACCGTTTAAGAGTTGCTGCAACTGGTAGAATCGTATTCCATTCAACAGCAACATATGGTAATGTAAACGATTATATATCTGCGGCCGGTACTGGTAATATTGAAGGTAGTGGATATTTTTATGGTGGTGAATTCCACGTACCAGGTAATATCCAAACTCCAATAATGTATGATAGAAACAACTCTGGATATTTTGTTGACCCAGCAGGACGTTCTCGTTTATCTTCAATGGATTATGGAAATGGTGGATACTATTTAGCTGGTGGTAGTTGGGGTTATAGACACAATACTCCTTATGGATATATTGAATTTGGACCGGCTAACTCATCACATGCTCACATTTATACTGACCGTTCAAACTTCTATTATAACGTATATGAAATGTATCTAAATGGATACAGAGTAGCAATGTATAACTGGTGGGTTGGTAATATGTATTTAGGAAGTGGTGGTGATTTCTACGCAACTATTTTCTATGATTCAAATAATAGTGGATATTATATAAATCCAGATGGTGGTTCTAGTATGAATCAGGTCACAACTAATAATCTCTATATTAGACCTGGATATATGTTACATTCTGATCCTGGTGGTTGGACTGGTGAACACTATAAATTACAATGGCACTCATCACATATGTATGGCCAAATTTATGGTAATGGTTATTTCATTATGAGATATGGTTCTGATGGTTTAGAATCCCATCAGTTTGCAAGAGATGGAAACTATTGGAATAGATATATGGGTTGGATGAGTAACTACATCAACCAAAACGTAAGAACTGATGCAGGACCTACATTCCAAGAAGTTTATGTAAATGGATGGTTTAGAAACAATACTTCTGGACATGGTTTATATAACCAAAACAGAGGAATGCACTGGTATTCAAATAACGGATATTGGAAATCAGCTGGTGGTGGATATGGATATGGTGGTATTGTAATGTACAATAACTACGAATCTGATTTAAGAGGATATGCTGGATATTGGGATGGTAGTGGTTTTGGTATGTTGAACTCATCTGGTAACTGGCAGATTCGTATTGAATATGGTAATGCTCATATGGAATTATATCGTGTGACATGGGCAAACGATATGAGAGCATATATTTTCTATGATAGAGGTGATACCGGATACTATATGGACCCTAACTCTCGTTCTCAATGGTTAGGATTAGAAAATAGAGGTAAAGGTAATATATCATTAACCGGTAGGTCAAACTGGAGAAGACCACAAGATTACACTGGTGATGTTTATTATTGGACAGGTAATATGGGTTGGGGTACAACTGACTTCAACTGGGTAATGGATTGGGGTAGTGGTGATATTGATACTTGGTCAAACCCTGCTAACCAACCTCCTGGTACATCTCACTGGGTGGGTGTTCAATCATACCACTATACTTGGAGTTATAATTCGGGATATGGATGGCAGTTAGTTGGTGGACCTGTGGATAGATTGTGGTTCAGAAACTCTTGGCCAAACAATAGTGGATGGAAAGCACAGGTTGACTCAAATAATAGAGGTGAATATTGTATTCCAACTTATGATTATAACCACTATTCAAGAGTTTACTTTACTTATAATAGAGGATACTACGCAACACAAACCGATTCGGCAATGTGTCAGCCGTACTCAACCGGCAATAATGGTGCATTTATGAGTTTCCACAAAGGTGGTTACTACGCATTGAATTTAGGTTTGGATGGCGATAACGTTGTAAGATGGGGTGGATGGTCATCTAGATGGCAGAGATACTATTTGAATGATGATACTATTGGTACTCCATATGTAGTTCGTGCAAACTTTGATAACTATGGTGGTGGTGGTATGTGGGTATCCGATGATGGTGATTTGGCAGACGTAAATGACGGATATTTATCACTTCGTGCATCTTATGGATTGAGAATCTTCTCTGGTAATAGAGGTGGTGGTGCAAATATTAACTTAAGATATGACGGTGTAATTATTGCATCAAACAACATTATTGCGTATGGTTCACCTTCGGATAGAAGATTAAAAGATAATGTTAAATTCTACGAAAATGCTTTAGAAAAAGTTCTTAAATTAAGAGGTGTTGAATTTGATTGGAAGGAGGGAACTGATGAGTACGAAACAACCGGTTTAAGACATGATATTGGTTTCATTGCGCAAGAGGTTGAAGATATAGAACCATTATTAGTAAGAGCAGATGAAGCTGGATATTTAGCAATAAGAGATAGAGCAATGCCGGCATTATTGGTAAACGCTATGAAAGAACAACAGGCTCAAATTGAAGAATTGAAAGCTAAAGTAAAAATGTTAGAAGAAAAATTAGGTTTGGGATAACAACTATATATTTATATATATTAAAGGAGAATAACTATGGCAATTAAAATAGCAGCAAACATTGGAACATCGCAAGGTATAACTGATGAAGCTTATGTTAGAATCTACCGATATGTGGTAGATAGAAACAAAGGTGCATTAGAATTGTATGTGAACGTATTTAAAAACGAAGAAACTGCAAGATTATTAGAAACAAACATTTCTAATCGTATGGGAGCACCTATTCAAGAAAGATTTCTTGCAAAGGTAGATGCGATTCCACATTGGCACTCATTACCTATGAATAGAACTGAGCAAGAAGTTATTGATGGTAGAGTTTACGAAAAGAAAGTTCCAGATTTTAGTGTTTTGGAAGGTGGTGATATATTTTCAAAAGCATATCCACTTTTAAAACAAAAAATAGCTGCGGATTTAATAGAAAGAAATGTAATTCAATCAGCAACTGTTTTGCAGGACGTATAAAAAATTAAAAAGAAGATGATAACTTTTATTGAAGAAAAAAATTTATTTGGTAAAAAAGTTAATACTGTATTTACAAACATTTTAAGATATGATTTAAATGATGATGATTGTATTTTAAGATATGAATTGAGATATAGAGACCCAAATAGAGAATCGGTTGCAATACCAGATACAACAGTATCAACTGGTGAATGGAAAGTACCACAAAATGTATTAAATGCATGGAGTGGTAGTAATTTTTATTTAGCAGAAAGAATGTGTAGTGATTTTAACTTTGTTGTTACGGGACAAGAAAATGGTTAATTTTAAAAACAAATATTTATTATAAAAATAGGAAACAATGGCTATAAATTATACTTGGGCTGTAAAAGCTCTTTCAAAAACAAGTGGTAATGGTCTTACTGATGTGATAATCGGTACTAGATGGGAATGTGTAGGTACTGATGATTCTGATAATACTACTGGAACATTTATCGGTGCAACACCTTTTAAATTAGATTCAGTAGATCCAGATAACTTTACAGAATATTCACAACTTACCGAAGAACAAGTTTTAGGATGGATAAAACATCACGTAAGTAGTTCAACACAAACAGGTTATTGGGACCATATTTCTGATAGAATTCAAAAAGATATCAATAATAAGAAAGGTGTAATCAAAAATGTAGATACATTTGATTTGCCTTGGTCACCATCTTCTGGTTCAATTTCTGGTTCAGTACCAATCTAATTTGAATAAAAACCTTTTTATATAGATAGTATCCAAAGCATTATATTGTGTTTTGGATATTTTCTTTATATTTATATCTGTATTTTTGGATTGAATACAAATTACAATTAAAAACCTAATTGGAGAAATAAAATGGCAGAAAGAATCGTATCACCAGGCGTATTTACGAGAGAAAATGACCTATCCTTCTTATCGCAAGGAATAGGCGAAATTGGAGCAGCAATCATAGGACCTTTCAAACAAGGACCTGTTTTCGTTCCTACTATCGTAAGAACACAATCAGAGTTTGAAGCAATCTTCGGAACTCCTGATGGAACTTATTATACTGAATATGCAGTACAAAATTATTTAAGAGAAACCGGCATTGTAACAATTGTAAGAGTAGGTGGAGTTGGTGGTTACCAAGAAGCTGCTCCAATTGGTATTTTTGCATCTGGTGGATTAGTTGGCGAAAAATTAATTGCAACATTACATACAACTGAAAGAGGTAATCAAGATGTTGAAAAAGCAGTACAATTAATATCTGACCCAAGAGCAGCATACTCTGGTTCGTTCTTACTTTCTGGTTCTGATTTTGGTTGGGTTTCTGCATCTATTCTTCCAAGAGATACAAATGATATTTCAGACGTATTTGGTGAATCTCCATTAGGAAGTAAAAAAGCTTTTGGATATACATACTTTGAACATTTAGCATCTGCATCTTATTCAAATGCAGCAGCAGGTTTATGGGGTGGTACGGTTGTTAGTGCAGTTGCACTTCCAACACAAGATTTTGCATACGATGCACAATCTGCAGAAACTCCATATGTACAATCTCAATTGATTAGTGGTGAAAGATATGACCTCTTTAAATTTGTAACTTTAGGACAAGGTACACTTTATAATACTAAATTTAAAATTGGTATTTCTAATGTAAAAGCAGCAGGTGAAGATGGTTCAACCGATTATTCTACATTTACTGTAACAATTAGAGGATATGGTGATACTGATAAGAGAAAGAGTGTATTGGAAACTTACAATGGAGTAAATTTAGACCCTGCTTCTCCAAACTATATCGCAAGAAGAATTGGTGACAGATGGTTGACGATTGATAATAATGGTAAAATTACCGAAAATGGTGATTACTCCAATAAATCACAATATGTAAGAGTGGTTGTAGCTGATGCGGGTTCATTCCCAATTTCAGCAGCACCATTTGGACATGGAGCTTATACAAATCCAATTAAGGCAACTGATAACGCACAGGCATTAAAAGTTCAAAAAGTAACTTTCCAAACAAATTCAATTGGCAATACTTCATCATCTCCAGTATATTTCTCTGGTTTTGATTATGAAACTAGTGGAGTATCTTTGGATAATAAACAATATTTAAAACCACTTCCAATCGGTGCACAAACGGGTTCAAATACCGCATTTGCATTTGATGGTAATATTAGTGGTGTAGGATTGAGTTATCAAATGACTGGTTCTGCAGCAACTGATATGGTGAAAAGACAATTTGTTTTGGCTTTCCAAGATGGTTTTGATGGTACAAATCCTGTATTGAGAATTGGTAAACCTGGTGTAAACGATTACAATAACAATCCAGTATGGGGACCATCTAATACACAAGGATTTAATTGTGCAACATCAACCTCATCTGGTTCAGTTGCATATACAAAAGCAATTAACGCCGTATCAAATCCTGACGAATGGGATATCAATTTAGTAGCAACTCCTGGTATTGTAAGACAATTACATCCTTCAATTGTGACTAAAGTGATTGATATGGTTGAAGCTAGACAAGATGCATTCTATATCGCTGATTTCAACGATTACGCGGATACAATAACTCAAGCAACTGAGCAAGCAAATGCTGTTGATTCAAACTATGTAGCAACTTACTACCCTTGGGTAAAAACAATTGATACAAACACAAACAAACTTACAACTGTTCCACCTTCTACATTGTTACCAGCAGTTTATGCAAGTAACGATAGATTAGCGGCTGAGTGGTTCGCACCAGCTGGTTTGAATAGAGGTGGTATCGTAGGAGCTGTGAGTGTATTGAATAGATTAACACACGCTGAAAGAGATACACTTTATGAAAACAAAGTAAACCCAATTGCAACATTCCCTGGACAAGGTATTGTAGCATTCGGACAGAAAACTTTGCAAGATAAAGCATCTGCATTGGATAGAATCAACGTAAGAAGATTATTGATTGCAGTTAAGAAGTTTATCGCATCTACATCTCGTTATTTAGTGTTTGAACAAAACACTTCTGAAACTAGAGGAAGATTCTTAAACACTGTAAATCCTTACTTGGAAACTATTCAACAAAGACAAGGTTTGTACGCATTCAAAGTAGTTATGGATGAAACCAATAACACACCGGATGTAATTGATAGAAATATTATGGCTGGACAAATTTTCTTACAACCTGCTAAGACTGCGGAATTCATAGTAATTGATTTCAACATCTTACCAACTGGAGCAAGTTTCTCAGCATAATACGAAAACAAACAAAATAGATATTTATTAATATAAAATAAAAGGTAATTAAAAATGGCAGATATACTATCCTTTGATAAGATGTTCTATACGAACTTCGAACCTAAAATGAAGAATCGCTACATTATGGAGTTTAGCGATTTATCAATCCCTTCATTTTTAGTGAGTGCAGCAAATAGACCAACAATTCAGTTCCAAACTGTGAAGCTTGACCATATCAACGTATATAGAAAGCTTAAAGGTAAAGGTGAATGGCAAGATTTGGAAATCACTCTTTATGACCCTATTGTTCCATCTGGAGCACAAGCGGTAATGGAGTGGGTTCGTTTATCACATGAATCTATTACCGGTAGAGATGGATATGCAGAAATGTATAAGAAAGATATTGATTTCTATTTGTTAGGACCTGTTGGTGATAAGATTGAGCAGTGGAAGTTAAAGGGAGCATTTATATCTCAGGCAAACTTTGGTGATTTAGCATACAACTCTGAAAATGAGCCAGTTAATATCACTTTAACACTTACTTACGATTACGCAGTTCTTGAATTTTAATTTAAGAAAAAAGATAAAAATAAGGGATACTCAAAAGGTATCCCTTTTTTATTTCTAATTTTTTTAGAATAATGTATTTATATATACAAAACAAAATATAACGTTATGCAAGAAAAACAATTTGATTTTCCAACGGAAGTGTTAGATTTACCATCTGAAGGTAAACTTTATCCAAAAGATAATCCACTTTCATCTGGTAGAATTACAATAAAATTAATGACAGCTAAAGAAGAAGATATTTTAGCTTCAGGTAATCTAATTAGAAAGGGTATAGTTTTAGATAAATTATTTGAATCTATTTTAGTTGATAATATTAATCCTGATGAAATACTAATAGGAGATAAAAACGCAATATTATTAGCAACGCGTATGTTGGGTTATGGTCCAGATTATGATTTTTCTTTTTTTTCTTCGGTAAAAAATGAAGTTTTGAAAGCAAGATGTGACCTTTCCCAAATAAAAACAAAAAATGTTGATACTTCAATTTATAATAGTAAAAACGAATTTGAGTTTATAACACCAGCTGGTAAAAATAAACTTATATTCAAACTATTGACACACGGTGATGAAAAGGCTGTAGAGAAGGATATTACGGCATTAGAAAAACTTAATAAAGATATAAAGAGTGATATTACCACTCGTTTGAGATATATGATAAAATCAGTAGACGGAAATTCTGATATTGGACATATCACTAAATATATTAATAATATGTTAGCTAGAGATAGTAAAGCATTTAGAGATTATGTTAAAGCAATTTCTCCGGATATGGATATGAAATTTACTTATACTCATGAAAATGGAGAGGTGGAGGAGGCGCCTATTGCATTAGGCGTAAACTTTTTTTGGCCTTCCGAGTAATCATAGCATAAATCTCCATACACAAATCTTTGATATGGTGTACTATGGACAAGGATTTACGGTAATGGAAATATATAATATGCCAACGTATCTACGAAACTTTTATTATAATAAGTTAGCAGATGCAAAGAAAAAAGAGAATGAAAGTGTGAAAAACGCACAAACACAAAAACAACCTTCAAGAGTTAGGATTAAAAGATAATCCTAACTTTTTTCTTTTATAGGATATTTATAAGTGTTAAATTATACTCATTATGAAAAGATATAAAATATCAGAAGGAAATTTTCAAAAATTTTGGGATTTTATTACAGGAAAAAAACCTGCACCTAAACCAATTCAAAAGGTGATTGATGATGATCCTGAATTGAAAAAAATAATGAAAGATTATGAAAAAATAAATTCAGATACAATTGTTCAATTAAATCGTATAAAAAAAGAAAATCCAGACATTTACGATTACTTGAAAAAAGCTGGATTTTTAAGTAAGTAATTATAAAATATGGCAGAAAATTTATCCGATGAATCCAAAAAGAAGCAGCTGTTAGACGAACAGAACGAAGTCCAACAACGAATAGAAGAACGTAATAAACGTATGGCGTTGGCAGGACAAGATGAAATCAAGCGTCTTAAAAAAAGAAATGAGCAGGATAAAGAACATATAAAGAATTTAAAAGAGGAATTAAAAGTAATATCTGATTCCGAAAAGAAATCAAAAGAATATACAGATGTTTGGGAAAAAGCATTAAAAAGACAAGGAGATTATAATGATACGCAAGAAGATTTTCAAAAATCTTTTGGTAGATTGGGTAAAGATGTTCAAACAACTTTACAAAAATCTACAAATGAGAGTAACGCATTTTCAACTATAACTGGAAGAATTTTAGAATTAAAAAAAGAACAAATAAATGCTTCAGATGAAGAATATTCTCAATTACAAAAGAGAATAGATGTCCTAACTAACATAAGAAATCAACAAGAGGGTGCTGCTGAATCAATGATTGAGGCAAAAAAACACGCACATGGTATAAGTGAAGCAGAAAAAAGAAAGCAAAAATTTCAAAGAGATACAGCTGGATTGACAGGTAAAGATAAAGCCGCAGCAGAAGCAAGTTTTAAAGCAAAAGAAAAATTGTTAGCTGCAGAAGAAAGAATAAAAAAAATACACGAGCAACAACATAAGATGGCACATATTTTACCAGAATCGGTACAATCTGCATTAGGGTTTGTTAAAGAAATGGGTTCAGTTGCTAAATCAATGTCACTCAAATTAGCGGGTACATTTCTTTTAGCCGGTGCGTTAATGGCGGCATATCATGCATTTTCAGAATTAGATAAAGCAGCGGAAGATTATAGAAAAGAAACGGGTATGACTGTTTCTCAAACCGAAGAATTAGGACATCAGGCACACCACATAGAAATGTATTATAGAAAAGTGGGTGTAGAACTGAAAGATGTTTATGATACTGCCAACGCTTTAGCAAATACATTTAGTGATGTTGTAGCACACTCGGAACAAACATTAAGTGCAATTACTTTAATGAAATCCAACTTTGGTGTTTCGGCCCAAACTGGTGCAGAGGTACAAGGTATTTTTGAACAAATTGGTGGGTTATCACAACAAACTGCCGCAAATGTTCAAATGCAAGCTATAAATTTAGCTAAACAATTGAAAGTATCTCCAAAAGAAATGATGGAGGACATAGCTAAAAGTGCGGGCATAACAGCAAAATATTTTAAAGGAGATGTTTCACTATTAATAAAACAGGCTGCAGAGGCTAAAAGATTGGGTACTAATCTACAAGAAGTTGAAAAAACTGCTGAAGGTCTTCTTGATTTTGAAAATGGTATAGAAAAAGAATTGGTTGCGGCAACTATGGTTGGTGGTCAATTCAATTTAAGTAGAGCAAGAGCACTGGCTTATGAAGGTGATATACTAGGAGCACAAAAAGCATCATTAGATGCTATTGAGCAAGCCGGAGATTTTACTAAAATGGATGTGTTTTCCAAAAGAGCATTAGCAGATGCTACAAATATGACAGTTGAACAAATTAGCAAACAATTGGCAATGAGAGAACAATTGGCTAATTTAAATGAAACTGATAAAAAAGCAGCAGAAGATGCCATTGCTAAAGGATTAGATATAAGTAATTTAAATGAAGACCAATTAAAACAAAAAGTTGAAGAATTTTCAAAGCAACAGGAAATAAATGGACAACTTACCAAAATGGAAGATTCCTTTAAAGGTATAATAGCTCAATTAGGTGGTACATTGATGCCACTTATGACATCTTTAGTACCTGTAATGGAAATGTTATTTAAACCATTAGAATGGGCAGTAGCAGGTATTCAGATGTTTATTCAAGGGTTAAAAGAAGGTAAAGCTGGAGCGATTGCAATGCTAGTTGTTCTTTCTCCTTTATTAATCTCAATGGTAGGCTCAGCGATAAGTGCTATATTTGCTGGATTAGCGTGGTTGGGGCCTTTTGGTGTTCCTCTCGCTATAGCCGCAGTTGCGGGTTTTATGTCACAAATGGGTAAAGCAAAGGGCCAAGCAGCTGGAGATGTGATGTCACCTGCTAGTGGTAAAACTCAAATTTCTACAAAAGAAGGAGCTTTACTTAATTTATCAAAAAATGATGATGTTGTAGCTGCACCTGGTGCAGTAAAAGCATTATCTACAATTAATAATACAGGTGGTCAGACTCAATCAGTAATATCTTCAAATAGTAATAATATGATAGGAGCACTAATTCAAGAATTTAGAGGTGTAAGAGCAGATATGCAAGCAGGAAAAATAGGTGTTTATATGGATGGGGATAGAGTTACGGCGGGTGTAGCAAAAGTTGTAGGTAGAGGAACTAGAAACGATTTTGCACTTCAATAAAAAATTAGTAAAATGCCAACATTATTAGAACTTTTTAATAATAAAAAATATGATACTCTTGCAAATCAAACGCCAAAAGATGCGTTTGAAGTTAGAGATAGTAAAAGTGTACCTATATCATCTACGAGCTTTGCATTAAACAAAACTGCTACACCTGGTATTATTAGATTGAGAAGTGGAAATAAGACAGAAAGAATTGGAGAAACGAGATTAGAACAAGAAAACGTTGGATTATTTCAATACATGGTTTTAGGTTCACCTGCCATTTATGGTACTGATGTATTAAGAATGTCCACACAACAAACTTCATTAGTAGAAACAATGAAGATTGGAACTGGGGGTAAAGGATTAGCAGCAACTGCTGCACAAATTGTAGGAGATACTGTAGGAGAGGCATTTAAATTTGGTGCTTCAAAGGCAGTTGGAGTTCCTGCAACATTTAATCCAAAAGCACTTGCAACAAAAGCAGTTGGACAATTTAAAAATACATTTGGTTCATTTTTTCCAGATGTATTAATACCTTCAAAAGTTGTTTCTAGTCCGTTATTTAAAATAAAAGTACCAGGTGTAAGTGAAGAATTTCGTACACATCAAATACTGGCAACTCTTAAAAATATTTCAAATGGTACAAAAGTTGCAACATTTTTAGCTAGAAACGCAACTGGAACACCTGACCAAATAAAACAAACATTGGTCAATCAAGGTTTAAACATAGCACAAGAGCAAGCTAAAAAATTGGTTGCAAAAAAAGTTGCAGGTTGGTTATCAACGGGTGGAGAAAAAGCTCAACAATTAGCGAAAGAGCTCAGAGAAACCGGAAATGTGAGTATTAAATATTCATCATTAAGAAAATATTCCGATGTAACAAAAAATGAGAGAGATTTTGGAAAAAACCCACTCAATTTTGCTAATCAGCCGTTTAAAACAAATGATA